ATCAAATTCAAGAAATTTCTAGTCTTATTGAAGAAACAAAAGTTTTATTATTTAACTAAATACTTAAAAGTATTTTAAAAAGCAAGAACGCTCCATTTTCTGAAGAAGTTGCTCATTATTTAAAAGAAGTTATTAGCGACGATATTACAAATCCTTCCAAGATCGGTATCGTTAAAATGAGAAAAGAAGGGAACAATTATATTGTTTCTTTATCTGGTCCATTTAAATCTTATGTCGAAGTAAATGGTGTCGAATCCAAATTCGACGATAATGGTGAAATTAACGATCTTACTGTACCAGTTATTTTAAAAGATGGATATTCTAACGACGATTATCTAGCTATCGTAAGTTTTGCATATAGCGAAACAAAACCTTCTAACTACTTTGCTAATAAAACGCCACAAAAATTAATTAACGAATTAGAATCTCATTGGTTCTTACATACTAATAATGATAAAGAAAATCCCAATATCGGTGTTCTCGAAAAGTTCAATGTTCCGATCGAAAAAATGAATATCGACGTATTCTGGAACGAAGAAAAAAATCGTTTCGAAATCGTTAATCATATGAAAGATTCTATTAAATTTTCTTTATTCAATAAAGAATATGTCGTTAATAAAAAAGATGTTTGTAAAATTAATATCGACTGGAATGCAATCAAAGATTTAACTGAGCGCCCATTTGCTAGTCAACATATTAGTTTTAAAAATAGAAAAGATCAAAATTTAGGTAAAGAATATATTAATAGTATTATTAATACTAATTTTATTCCTAAAGAATCTTTTTTGCTTGGTCATGGCGACGAAAATCAATTTAATGTATCTATTGTTTATAATGACGATACTGGCAATTTAGAAGTTAAAGCTGTCGACAACGTCTTTAATCAAGAGTTAAAAAATAATTTATATATTAAAGGTATTAATCCAGTGTTTAATATTTTCAACGGTACTTTAGATAAACAATCTGACGGCGTATACCAAAAGAATTTTGCGTTAAGCGAAGTTAAGAATCTCGATCTTAATTTTTTATTGAGTAACGAATTTACTGTTCCGTATAACAAACAAATTACTTTTACCGAAATTCCGACATTAACTAATGTATTTAAAACTTTAAATAACATTAAGAAAGAATATGTAACTAATTTACCACCAGGAGTACCTCCTGTATTAAAAAATAATAACGAATTGTTATTTAATTTCAGTACTCCTAAAAATGTCGAAATTGTATTATTTAAAAAAGGTCCTAGTTTGCCGCCAGGTGTGCCGACTCCTCCAGGAGCACCGTCTCAAGATATTCGCATAGATGTGCTTCCTAAAGGATTAAAAAATGCAAACATTGTTACTTTTTTCAAAGAGAAATTAGTTCCAGCATTCTATCCTCTTATTTATAAATTGTTGAATAGTGGCATTGTACTTAAAGCTTCTGACACCTACTTCGATGGAGTTGTTCCAATCGATTTAGATTTAACATTCAATTATAAATACGATGATTTTTCTGATTATCCAGAAGTGCTAAATGATGATTTTTTTAGTTATATTAATATGACTAAAAATTTAAAATTTATCGATATCGAGGGAGGAATATTTAAATTAAAAATTTCTGACCCAAATAATGTTTTCGGCGGTAAAGAATTTTTTGTTAAGGCTTACCAAGAATCTAAAATTTCTAAAATGATTAAGCAGCCAGATGGAACATATTTAAGCGAAGAAATATTTAATAGTAATCAAAGTAAGAATCCTACCGGTTTCTACTTTGCTCCAACAAGTTTACATTTTACTTTAGACTTATTTATGTCTACTTATGGTAAACCACAATAGGAATTAATATATGACATACGAAGAACAATTAAAACAAGTCCGCGATAACGTTATTAAAAACGTATATCCGACTATTCAACAACAAGGTTCTTCGAATACTATGATTACTTTGCATTGGACAGCTGGTCATTACGACCAGTTGTTCGATGACTATCATATGTGTATCGATGGATCTGGTAACGTACATGTAATGCAAGATTTAGATAATCGTGCGAGTCACTGTTATCGTGAAAATACAAATAACTTTGGCATCTCAGCTTGCTCTAATTATGGCTCTGAATTAAATGGTGACGGTTTTACTGGTTATTCCACATATGTACCAGGGCCGGAGCCCGTTAATGCTTTACAACTCGAAGCGATGGCGACTGTTATATACTTATGTTGCGTATCTTGGGGCTTACCGTTAAGCCGAGTATTCACTCACGGCGAACGTTGCTTAGCACGTCAAGATTTATACGATTATCCGGCAGAACGTTGGGATCTTGATATACTCGTTCCAGAATGTCATACTCGTACTGAAGATGGTTTACATACTGCAGGCGGTAACTGGATTCGTAATCGTGCTCGTGAAATCGCCAAGATGAACGGAATTAATTACTTATAATAAGGAGACACTATGTCTATTATTTCTGAAATTGCACAAGGTTTAAGTTCTATTCTTAAGAAGAATCAAAAGCCAGTTATGCAATATGCTGAGAATATCGCTCTCGTAGCCGAAGTTCCTTTCGACAAAGAAAAGGTAAATCAGTGCCAAGGATTTACGTACAATCCTCAGACAGAAAAATTTATCGTAGCTTGTATCAACGCTGACAGTACGACACAAATCTTATATGAGTTAAATAAAGATTTTACTGTTACGCGTAGTGTTGAAAACACTGGTGCCGATAAATTAGGCCATTGTAATACTTTATTCTTTGACGGTAAGGTTCGTGCCACTAACGGTGCTGCTAATGGTAATCGTATTTATACCGTAGGGGACGATTTAACTCCTGGCGAATACAAAGATTATACCGATAATTTTTATAACGTCGGTTATAATCCGGTAACAGGTCAGTACGTAAGTATTCTTCCCGGAGCTGATAACAGTACTCGTAAAATTCGTATTTATACGAATAGCGATTTAATCAACGGTAAAGAATATATCGTTACCGTGAACGAGAAAAATAACGACTCTAACGGCGCTTTATTCATCGGCAATAAAATTATATTCAGCCTAATGAGACGCATCGTAGAAGTCGAAATTAGCGATAATACGGCTACTATCGTTCGTGAACTTGAGTTCGAACCTAAAGCTGAAATCGAAGACTTCGCATTAGTCGATGGTGCTATTTATATGGCAGCTAATAGCCACGACTATATTCGTATTTATAAATACGATTTTGCTCGAAGTTATTTTAATAATATTAATAACGACTTTTTAAATAACGGTATCGTAGTCGGCAATCAAGTCGGTTATCATGGTCAATCTGTCGATAAAGCTACTAATTATGTTATGGCTAAAATTAACGCTAACAACAACTTAGAAGTCGGCGACAAACGTAACCTTACGACAATCTTGGGTAAAGAATTAAAACATTATAACGGTACTAATTCTTATACCGTACTTACGACTTACCATTACGATAAAGCAATTTATAATAAAACTAAGACCGATGAATTATTCGTTAAGAAAGCTGAAATCTCAGCCCTAACTGGTTCTAAAAAATCTCTTAACGTCGTTACAGAAGGTGTCGATAATACAGGCGCTACCGATGTAACAGCTAAGTTAAACGAAATCTTTACTAAAGCGAATACCGAAGGATATACCGAAATTCTTTTCCCTGACGGTACTTATAAGATTAGCGATAAAGTAAAAATCATTTGTCCTCAAGATCGTAGTAAAGAATTAGTCGTTAAGTCTGAAACATTGCACGGTGCCGTTATTAATTGTGATCATGATGAGTCTAATTCTAATGTCGACACTATCGGCTTTATTTTGAGTTGTGTCGACAATAATAATGGCGACCATCATGATGTTTATAATACGACTATCAAAGGTTTCTCCTTTAAAGTAGCACGAGAAGATATTAGTGGTAGCTATATTAAATTTATAAATGATGACAATAATCTCGATATGCGTCATTATAATCTCGTCTTAAAAAATATGAAGATGGCTAACACCAAAGATAATCAAGGTCAAAATATTGATTTGAGTCGTGAGATACATTATTCTACGATCGACAATATTATTTGCGATTATGGTCAATATGCTATACAAATAGAAGGTACAGATGGTATCGGTAATACAGTTAGTAATATTATTTCTAATAACTGTAACATGGGTGTTTCTTCCTATTCTTATGCCGATATCGATAATGTAACGATTCATTATAGCGACGATTTTGATTTAGCTAATGTATCGTCCGTTATGCTTTATGTTAATAAGTTAAGTAATCTTAAATTAACTGGTCGCTGGAATCTATCGACTAATCTTCTCGATATTTTTGCTATAGCTTCTACTGAGTTAAATAATATTACTTTGGATATTACGCATTCTGGTGAAGCTCAATATTTACCGGCCGAAGATTATCCTGTTCCATTTATTAAGATTGAGTCTAATAATGAAGATAAAGCTGAGATCAAAGTTAATAATTTAAAATTCCCTAACTTTGTTCAAAATTTCGCAGCACTTACCGATCGATATTTATTCTCTTGGATCGATGCTCCTCAGTTATCGATTGCTCCTAATGGTGTCGAAGAATCCGATAAATTAAAGTTATTCACTAACTTAGGTTCTACCGATGAATATGGTGCTAAAGGTTACGTAAATCGAAGATTCGAAGTTCGTGCCGAAGAAAATGCTAAGACAAGAATTTTCGTAGGCCGAGATCGTTCGATTCGTGATCCTAATAATAATAATTATAGAAAAAATCAGTTATTTCAAGAAGAAGGTTCTGCTATTTACTTTAATGCTAAGGGCGAACCGAAGGTGGACGTTAAAGATAATGACTATAGTCATTATGCAGCCGGTATTTCCGGTGACTTATATATCGAATCTGATCCTAAAGCAACCGGTCATTTAGGTTATGTATCGACATATAAATATACGACTGATACAGAATACGTCCACGATAAACCGACTACTGTTGTTAACAATGGTGACCGTACTTTATCGATTGGGTTCGATGTATATCCGACATGGCAAAACGGTTCTCATGCTGGCAAGCCAGTTGGAGTTGGAGCTGAATTAGGCGCGTTAGGTAAAGGTAATTTTCCGATTATCGAAGCTGATCCTACAGCTAAGACAATGAAGCTTCGTATTCCAGAAGTTTATAAAGCCGATGTTGTTAATGCCCCTGGCGACTTCAATATGGAAATTTATTTTATACCTGGGTCTAATCTTAATACTATGTCTAATATGACATATGAAACTATTCCAGTTATCCATTCTGGCCCAACAGAACAACGTCCGACTGAGCATTTAGTTGTCGGTCAACAGTATTTCGATACGACACTCGATATGCCGGTATTCTGGAACGGTACTAAATGGGTCGTTAATGCTGCCGATGTTAGCGACAGATTAAAAGATTATGTTCGCATCGACAAACTTATGGCAACCGATATGACACAAGCACCAGCGTTTGCTGGACAAATGATAATAGATAATAATACACTTTATATCGCAGAGTCGACAGAAGGCCCTGGATCTTGGCGTATAGTTTATTTGCAACCTAACGATCATTTATAATAAAGATATATCCCCGTACTTAGTGCGGGGATTTTTTCTGTAATATAGTAGTATATATTTTAAATCTACGAAAGGACATATTCATATGCCAGAAACTAATATATACGATTATGAGTTTAGCGTCCGCGAAAGCGAGCCTAAACGTGCCGAGATGCTTAATCGATTGAAAGACAGAGTACAGCATGTCGACAAAAAAGAAGTTATCTCGTCCGACGAGTATGTTGAAGGCGAATCGAACTTTAGTGAAGATAAAGCATTAAGTGCTTTTCTTTTATATAAGTTATTTCCGTCTAAAGCTAAACTATTAAAAGATCATTATACAAAAGATCAAGTCGATAATTTACTGGGCGATCTTATTGCTAAATATTATTTAAAAGATCAGATCGATTCGCTGTTAAATAATTTAAAAAATGAATTGAAGTCGTCTTTAGATGATGCCGGTAGTGGAGCACTTAAAAAACTTAATGACTTAAAAGGAGAGTTGTCCAAACACAGAGTGTTTGAAGAGCTCGATCATCCTGATGCTAGTGTCACGACTCGAAAATTACGAGATCATTCTGTTACGAAAGAAAAACTCTCCGGAAGTTTAACGACAGAATTAGATAATAAGTTAAATAAAAATGGCGACACTATCATTGGTCCTCTTAAGTTTGCTTATAATAATCCTGTCCTATTCGAAACAGGCCCTGGCACCGGTAAATATCATCGTATCGGATCTGGTTCCACATTGGAAGAAATAGGCCGAGGCGAAGCTCATTTAGATTTAGGCGATTATGATGGCAACACTTATGAAACTAACTTATGTTGTGTAAATCGTCCTTGTTGGTATAATACTACGACAAAAGAAGTTAAAAAATTTGCTCTTCAAGAAGAAATTGATGCTTTGAATAATAGAATAAATAATCTTCCTAGAAGTGGCAGTTCTGCTACATTCGCTAAGATTTCGGCTAATAAAATTTGGAGCGGTCGTGTTTATGCCCGTGGTATCCATGGCAGAAGTTTAAATAAAATTAAAGTGTGTGATTTGCCTTCAGATTGGGAACAGATTATTATATATTCCACTGTTGAACAAAGCACTTTAGATGAAAATGTTAATACAAATTGTTTTGCTATTCTTGTAAAAGGACAAAAAACAGATGTTGTTGCAACAAAAGATTTTGCTAATATTCCTAAAATTTTTGTCATAGAAAATAATGTTTTGTATTTACGAGGTATTAGTCCTAACGGCGACGATATTAGTGTTTATAAGCTTTAATTTTAATCCTCTATATGATATAATAACAATATAAAATTATTATTCATATGGAGGATTTTTTATTATGAGTAAACAAGAAACCAAGGAATTATTACGTTTTATTAATTTTAAATATTCTGCTAAATGTTATTTTAAAATCGACACCTTTGCACTTATTGTCGATATGTGGTACAGATCGATAATGGATGATTTTCTATTAGATAATATACATTATCGCTATGATAAAAATATTTTTTATTTAACCGAGGAAGTTAATCATGGTTATAATTATTCTTATGGTCCATCGTTATTTGTTACCGACATTATAGAAAAGATTTTAGATAATAATAATTTAAAAGAAATTCTTAATCTTACTGAACAAATTCTTTTAATTAAAAAACCAGTAAACCAGGAGGAAGCTTATATTATTTTTAAAGAAGTAATCTATAAGCAATTAATTTAAGAATGGAGGAAAGTATGAAATATCCGCGAGCCGCTATGGTTCACAAATTTTTATTTATGATGCTGGTTGAACTAGCTCCTTACATTCGAGGTACGCTTAGTTTTTTACCGATATCACACGAAGCCTTTCGTTTATTAATGGATATCGTAAGAGACGAACATAATATGCCATTATATAACGAAATGCGGTCGTATGCTTTGGATTATCAAGGTATTATCGATAGAGAACATACTAATTATGATATTATAGGTAAACGAACTAAGGTGCTTATTATGATGCTTGTTAATTCGTTCTATATGTTTAATAGGTGTGATGAACGATATTTTAATCTTTACAAGGATAAAATAAGAGGAGTACGAGATGTTAAATTCATTAAGTATACACAATATTGAGAATTTTAAGCTTGATATCATTTATTATATTGCCTCTATCGTGTATAAGACATGGTGGACTTTAGAACATTATAAACCAAAATATTATGAAGTAGCCGATATTTATAATATATCGGTGCTTGTGCTTGCCGATTTTAAGCATAGCGATTATTTAAAACTCGGATCGATAAGTTATAATTCTGTTTATTATTATATTATAGATTGTACTAATAAAAAGATGCTTGAGCGTAGCGAAAAAAAATTAATCGAGCTTAGTATTTTATATTATAGTAAGTATCGCAATATAGAAAACAATGATACGATAATTAAAAAAATGAGGTTAGATAATGGATTATTACGAAACTAGAGCATCATTAATATTTTATTTGTACAGAATGGTCGATGAAGATTCCTGGCGACTTAACATGAATTTAAGTAAATTTCATATCGTATCTGATTTATACAGGATACTATTAGATGTGTTATCTGAATTTGTTAATGTGCGATACGGCAACCTTCGTGACGCAAGCGAAGACGAAGTATCTCATGTTATTTTTGAGGATTTCCCTTCTTTATTTAAAGACGAAAAAGCATTGCATTATATAAAAATTACTTATTTCTTATATATGAATATTCGTCGAGCACCATGGAATATGTCAGACGAAATTTGTAAAACAATACGAGAAGGAAAATATGAATGCCAAAAATAGAACGATAGCCATACTTAAATATATAAATTCTATAGAGTCAGCTAAATCTCGGTATATAAATAATGCTTCTGAAAATATAGTCTGTACTATTTATTATATATATAAAGATATAATAAGAGAATTATCGCCTGATCATCACGTATTAAAAAATGTTAGTTCTATTAGAGCTCATGTTTTAATACAACAAGATACGAAATATGTTTTACCGGAAAAATATCGTAAGTTGATTACATTAATTTCTTTTTATTATTACCAGAAGAATTATAGATTTTTATTTCCACTTATAGAGGACATTATCGAACGAAGTAAAAATTTGTTTGGAGGAAAGTTATAGATGGACAGACAAAAGGGACTTGTCGAATATATATATAAACTTATTAATTCTAATTTTCGATATAGAAAATATAAGATACACGATAAGAGTTTCGTCGTACATTTCATTTATAATTTATTTTATTCTATGTTTAAAGCATCTTATCCGAGAGATAGAATACAGCCGATTGCCTCGAAATTTCATTTTAATCTCGTTATGTCTCATAAAGCAAAAAATAAATATTATCCGTCTAAAAAAGAAAAGAAGATAATAAACGTTGCGTTATTTAACTACAACGCAGTGGAATATGAAGATTCTAAGTTAAAAGATCTTGTCGATCTAGCTCAGCATTATGTGGAGAAGTTTAAATAATGAGTATTATAAAATATTTTAACGAAGAAGAATATGATATATATTGCGCCAAGCTAAAAGAAGATATGATACTTTATATAAATCAGTTTCTTCACTTAAATCATTGGAGGATTAATTATCCATCAGATCGTTACGTTATGATAGCTGATATATATAATATAGCACATCGTTTATTATACGATTTTAAAGATAGTTGGCACGATCATTTATCTGATACGAACTTTGTCGAAGTTAGTGAATATGCTAAATATTCTAAAAGTCGGATACCGTTAGCCGACGATGTTAAAGTTTTCATTCAGGTCGTTATATTATATTATTTTAAATACTTCGAAAATTCTAATTTTATAATTATATATAATAAAATACTTTATGGCATGTGTGAATTTTATGATACGAGCGTAGCAAAGCGAAAGTGAGATTTAAATAATGACGGTGATGAACGGAGCTCGAGAAATCAAGATAGTATTACTCATACGCAAATTAATTAAGGAGCACAAAAAATATATTAATTATCGCGTCAACGACGAAGGATTTATTGTCTTCATGGTGTTTAATTATTATTATGTAATTATGAAAAGATTGCATCCTAAAGCGCAAGTGTGGCAATTAAGAAATTTATGGAGCGTAAATTTACTTATGAAATACGATAAAATGAGTTATCGATTAAGTAAAGAGGATAAACGATGTATTCTTATAGCTTTTTATTTGTTTAACAAAGTCGAACATAGTAAAATATTAGTCGATCATGTTATCGCTGATATATTTAAATTAAAGAACCATTACTAACCCGTAGGAAGCTACGGGTTTTCTTTTATCTTGTTATATCGTACATATGTTCGCCATATAAGGGAAATTTTTTGTGTGTATATTTTTGAGATTGCGTTTTAGAGCAAAGCGTTTTTTTATTTTTTTCTTTTCTCATTTTTGTTTTATAATTGATAATTCCTATATGGGGCGAAAATTTGAAAATTTTTCAGACGGGGTAAGTGTTTTATATATAATCGGTCTCGGAGCTAAAGTTCGCCCCCCCTGCTTTGATTCAGGGTGTTATTTGATGGAGAGCTGGGCCTCGAGACCGTGCAGACACATATGTCGATGTCTGTCTTTTAATTATTAGTCTTGGGAAGACATTAAAAGCATCCAAGGAGGAAACAATGAAAAAGACATTAACAGTAGCAATGGTAACAGTAGCAACAGCAGCAATGGTATGGTTTGCACAACCAGTGCAACCACATCACTACGAACTTCACCATGTGACTTATGGTGAAACGATGATAAGCATCATAGAAGACGCTAATCGTAACTCTGATGTCAACTACGATATCAGAGAAGCTGTTGCAACATCTGTAGCTGAATCAGCTAAGATGGAAGGAGGAGCAACAAGTCGTCAAATTAAACCAGGCGATAAGATTACTGTTCCTATTTATAAGTAATTAGATAGGTTTAGCAACATAGTCCAGCTGTATGACTATAAACTATAGCAATATATGTTATTGTATGTCATAAGGAGGAAAAGATCATGACAACAACAATCTATTTAGACTTAGAAACATTAGTAATTGAAGAAAAAGAAAGCACAAGAGATTATATGGAACTCTTGGATTCTGCTCAAAAGTATTATGCCAAGAAAGGCATAAGAACTATGAAAGGCAGAATAGGAGATGTGTGCTTCTTGCAAGAACGAGAGTGTAGGAATGTTCTTATGCTTGCAACAATGGATGGTCATACAAAACGTGACCTTAAAACAGTAACAGACAAGATTATGTCACTGCCTTACTATGCTGTAGCACGAGGCTATATGCCAGGTGTATTCCGCACATGGTCTCAGTGCAAAGATTCTACAGACGGTTTTACCGGCAGAAAGTACAAAAAATTTGCCGGTAGAGAAGCTGCCATCCAGTTTATGATAGATAACAATGCTCCATTAGTGAGCTATGATTATCTAACAAAATAATTGTTTTTAGAGGAGGAATTCAAAATGAAAAGTATGTTAGAATTAAAGAAAGCATTTGCAGCAACAAAAAAAGTTAATAATAGTGGTGATTGGTTGCAACATAAAGCAACTCTTCAAGAATTAAAAACAGCTAATATTAGATGTCTAATTATTAGCGAAGAGTCTTGCATTCTCGATGTAGTGGGAGCCAATGTAACAGGTGCTATTACAGAAGAAGATGTGAAAGAATCAGCTGTTGTTGTTAAAGGTAAGGGCCTTAACTTTGATGGAGATTATCGATTAACTGAAAAGTCGATGGCGTCAGTAGAAAACATCATCGATGATTTGTTATTAATTGTAGGCAACTTCAAAGAAAAAGAAGATGCCTGCATGCCATTTACTTTCGAAGGAGATCGATACGTCTCAATTTCTTTATCAGCAAGTGCTCTCCGTCAAGGCAAACGCTTTGCTATAAAAGAAGAGCTGTTAGATAAATGGCTTATTAAACTTCAAGCTGTTAACCATGGTATCGGCAGCTTTGAAGGAGAGAAAACCCTTAAAGTGGGCAAGGCCACCAAGCTATCTACATATGGTAACTTATGGTCTGCCAACGGGAAAGAATTTGTTGTCGATTTAAATGAATATTGTTTCATGATATTCGACAACATGGCTATCTTCGGTGAAGAAGATAATATGGATGGCCAATCATATCATTCGCATTATGATTTTTGCGAACTTTATGGCTGTCCAAAAGACAAACCTTTGTATTTACAAGCTCGCATTTCCGGATGTACGAAAACTGGTAGTCTGCCAGTAAAGAATATGTCTGGATTTTGGGCATTGGCAGCAGAGTGCAAACAACACTCTGTTATGTCTCTATCAGAAGTAGATAGAGACTATGATGGCGATGAGCCAGCTGTATGGATTGTCGGTAACCCATGCGGCAAATTATTGTATGTAACCGACTTTAACGGCTTTAAAGCCGTTCCTGGTTACATTAACCCTGAAGAAAACACATTTAAAGTTCTTCAGATTATTGAATCGACGCAAGCAAAAGTGTCGAGTCAATTGATTCAACATATTTAATTTAAATAATAAAAGGAGAATAATCATGAAAAAACAATATCTAGTAGAAAAATTAACAAAAGAAACTGTTAAACAATTTGAGTCCTACACTAAGGGCTCATTTGGAGGCACTGGTGTAGATGCTGCCATTCTTGCTGATGGTAGAGTTGCATATGATAAATATGTATTCTCTGCTAAAGCAAATAGCTTAGCAAAGAACATGAGCAAAGTAATCAAGAGTTTAAAGATGTCTGGAGATTCTGATTCCAGATATTTAAGAGGCGCAGGTGATACTGTATGGATGTTTTCAAAAGGTATTCTTGCTGATGACGAAGCATTAGTTGCTAATAAGAGATTATTGCAACATGGGGAAGCGTACGTTGTACGTTTCCCTCACAGTGCAAGAAGTGAATTTGCACACGTTCGTATGCTCGGCAAAGCTGAGTATATCGAACGTATTGAAGAAAGCGACTTAAAGCCTGCATTTAAGATGTTGGCAATTGAGGTTGCTAAGAGCTTACCAGAAACAACATTCTTATGTTCTGGTTCTTCTGTGTTCAAAGGTTTAACTGGTGGGTCAGACTTTGACACAGATGGATTTATGTTCTTGGTTGGCGAAGATGCTAAAATCTTTGCTGACTGGAAACAACGTAGCGTCGACATCCCTGATGATATCGGTGAAGCATCTACAGTAACATTTAACAATTTTTCTGAATTGATGGAAGGCGTATTTAACGCTAACATCAGTACAGGAAACACCGATGTAGGTGAGTTCTGTATTGCTACAAGTACAGCAATCACAGTATTGCAAAACTTGGACAATGCAGAACTTATCGCAAAACTTCAGGAAAACATTTCCAAAGAATTTGGTAACGAATTCGATGGTAATGTAGAGTATTCTCATTATTATATCGGTGACGAGGATATTGCGATGGAGGATGTGCGTAATGCTAAAATTGAAAGCATTACTATGTCTTTCGTTGCATCAGACAGAAGTGCTACTTCCATTAAGGCATATTTAGAGGACATGCTTGAAGCAGCTCCAGCTGTAATTGGCATGATCATTGATAGTGCCAAAACAGGTTTAAAGGTGTGGGATCCTTTAAGCTTTATGTTCGACGGCATCAAACAAGCCCGTCGTTCTGCTCCTCCTAAGATTAAATGGAATGAAGAAGAAAGTAAATTCTTCGTAGAGGAGGATAGCAGAGTTAAATAAATTTTATTGTGCGACCGACACGTTAATCCGGCAAGGAGTTCAGGATGAAAAAGAATAAACAAAACGAAGTTATTTACCTAAAAGATTCTATGTATGAGTTACAACTTGAAGCTGCAACTCGTGCAGTAGAAAAAGTAAATACAATACTTGAAGCTAATGGTATTACAGGTAGCATTGAAAAATTACCAGCTAAGGGATTCTTTGACGTATACAATAAAATCTGTGCGGATTTAAGCCGCGCAGAATCCATCGATATCAAAGGTCTTGATATCGAAGGCAACTTCTCCAAGGCTAAAGAATATATTGCGAATACAATTCGTACATATCTTGGAGATGTGGAAGACAAATATGAAGCTGCTAAAAATAGCGGTTTCAACTTTGCATCTTCCGTTCTTGAGTATGAGCTTGTGATGAATAGCATTACAAGTGGCGCTATCTGGAGAAAACAAAACGGAGAACAAGATCTTTCTAGCTCTCCACTAATGAAAGATATCGATGTATTCTGCATCGATCCTTCTAGTAATAATATTGTAAATGGTGATCAAGTGGTGTTCGAAAATGGTCGTTCTTTGGATGGTCGCTTCTTCACATCTACATCTATTACTGGTGTACAACCAGTATTTAGAAGAGAAGACGGTGGTCTATTTATCGTAGTTCACATTTTGGAAACTTTAGAAGCTCCAACTGAGGAGCCAATCTTTGCTGTACGCAGTAATGATAGCGAGAACGTTTCTAAAAATATTTTCTTAGCGCAAGAAAAAGGCTATCGTTTCTTCTTGCTTCCTAATAGCAGAGGTAAGCAAGGCGATGGGCTGTATGTAGAATCTATGAAGGAAGGTTCTGCTGGCCAACTCGTTAAGATCATTTCCTGCGATATCGTTGGTGACAAAACTTTCATCGCTAACTTCTGCGGTGAAGTTAAGGTGGATGATGTGTTGTTCAACGTAATCAAGAAAGATGGTTATGGTGAAGACATTAAATCTGCTACATTGTTATTACGTAAGGCATAGTAGCAGATCCCCTTCGGGGCCCGTTAGGGATTAAAGAGAAGAAAATAAAATTCTCTCCTTGGTCCCTAACGGTTGCCCTTCTTTTTTATTTCTTGGAGTGTGAGTTCTCTCCTCTATCAGAGGAAGGCCTCCGGCCCGAAATTATTTATGAGGGAAATTCTCCCTCGTTACACTTATATTCATGGCGACCGTTTCCATGTAAAAATACCGGCAGAGGAGATATCATGTTAAATAATATTAATACAATTTCTACAGAACATACTTTCAAAATGGCAGTTATTTTAAATAATAAATTGCGCGAGCACTATCGTTGCGCAGTTTCCTTACAACGTTTCTTTAAGGAATTCTATGGTGGCCGAGTTGAATTGCCAGAAGGCAATGGCAAATTCGACATCCGTAGACTATTCTTGGATTGCTATGAAGGTTCCGATGAAGAAGGCAATCCAAATAACATGTATTACGTATATTCTGTTATAGATAAAAAACGTGATACAACTTCCTATGGTACATGGGTATCTGAAAGAGATATCCCATATGCTAATTGGGCATGGAATAACATGGGAAGAAAAAGAAATCTCGTAAAGGCGATGAACCTTTATAAGAGATAATTAATTTAAAGCTTTAGTTATAAGTATTATTATATCTGTAACTAAAGCTTTATTTTTTTAAGTAAAGTCCGGTGGCAGTCGCCCGCATACGGGACCATATTCGACTCCTGGCGCTCATGACATTGGGATTTGGCCCACGTCATTTCGTCTCTAGTCGTCGAATATTCGACTGTCACCTTTATATGTATTTCGGCGTAGTCCTGTATGCATTCTTTATCTAAAATTTCTTTTTTTAATTTAATTTATTCAATCCGGCGGTATCAGTTTACTAGTATGTAACTTGCCCCGCCGGGGCGAAATTTATTATGAGGGAATTTTCCCTTTAATACGTTATTCTTATGAGGAGGAAATTATGAAATACGTATTTTTCGGTAATCTTGCTGAACCTTATATTGCAAAATGTGATAGCATTATTGATGCTGTCGATTGGTTCTATATGGAAGCTAATGGTATAGCTATTGGCTTCCGTCCTAAGTATTTAACTATACGTGGTATGAAGGTAGCACGTATGGGAACAGTTGTTAGAAAGAAAGATGGAAGTTTAAATAAAGGGATTGTTTATGCGGTCCCATTTTACGGCTTATCACGGCTCAAACATTTGATTAAATAATGTTGTGGCCTCCGGCCCGAAATCTTCTTTGAGGGGCTTTCCCTCATTCTAATATTCAACATATGGGAGGTAAAAATTATGTTGACAATCACTTATCTTTATACTCTAAAATTAAACAATGATTATTTAAGTATTTACTCTGAGGACAGCACTATGTCCGTATTAAAAGAGTACCCTGGTGCTCAGCTTGTTAGTAAAAATGAAGTTGGCTATAGAATGGTTATGGCTGACTAATCTAATTAATTATAAGGGCGTTAGATAAATGAATATTTAGCGCCCGCATCATTCGTTCAAAAAAGGAGAATTATCATGAACGCAATTAAATCTTATTTAAATCTTTGGTACGAAGTGTCCCAATGGACATATAGAATTACTTTCTTTGCACTTGGTTACAGTGTAGTATCTTTGTTTATTGTATAAGGAGGATATTATCATGTTGCAAATTATCACAAATTACTTAGACAAATTTTATGCTGAACGCCCGCTAGTATTTAGAGCGTTCTTCTTCTTATTGGGTTTCTTCATCACTAGCTTGGTGATGATGAGTAAGAAAAAATAATCATTAAGTGTGGCGAGGGAGAAGTCGATATCACATCATATCGCTTCTTCCTTTTTCTTTTCCGCGTAATTTACGGCTAAGTACACCGCGACATTCGGTCGGCTCCGCCACGAAATTTTCTTTGCGGGTCTTGTTATTTTGATAAATGGCATAGTTCCAGAAAAAACCTCTTTCTTGAACTCCTATATACAAACAATCCTAACTAACGGGACTGTGCCATTTATCCAGGTAGCAATATCTGGTTCTCCTCCTCTCTACTACATATAACTGTCGTCGGTGAAAACTAGACGACGGCAGTATCGAGTATACTAATTATATTATATTAGTATATTGGATACTGTCTTATAAGGGAGGCAGTAAATTTTTAAATAATATTTTGGGTTGCTCGGCCCTCATCGAGCAGAAAAGGAGCTTATCATGGCTAATATTATCGTAACAGCAGTTTTGGGTGGTACTAAATTGGGCGGTTTCGCTCGAGGTTTCGTTGCTTGGGGCAAAGAAAATGTGTCCAAGCTAGAGAAACGCGAAGGTGCATTCGTTCCAGTCGCTACCTTGCATACTGCAGACATTATCAATCTTTTGGCGGAACGTTCCGCTAACTACGACCAAATGATTGGTCAATTAGTATTACCTGATTCTGTAGCTATTAAAACTTATCAATTGATGGGTTTATTGGTTAAAGGTAACGATGCAGAAGAATCTGCAAAACAAGCAACTTCTGAGTACGATACTCCAGAACATACAGTTGCTTATACTCGCTTGGCAGAAGCATTAGAAGCTAGTAAAACAGCTGGTGTTCAATTGCGTATTACTCGTCAATCCGAACTTAGTGGTTTTGATATCACAGTTCCAGAAGGTGTAGTAGTCGAAGAAGGTCAAGTATTGAAATTCGTAGATGGCAAAACAGCTGAAGGTGTTACATTTACTAACGGCATGAAAGGCAACTATGAATACCCAGTGGCAAAACGCCACAATGGTGATTTATATGCTCGCCGTCCAGAAACTGCATCTAGTCGTGCAGTGAACGCATTGGCTACAAAAGTATTTAACTTGGTTAGAGAAATCCCTAATCGCAAAGTTGAATCTGTAGACGGCGTATTTTAATCTAAAGGGGGCCGACATGGCTCCCTTATTTTTTATTTAAATAAGAGGAGGCTATTATGGCAACTTTTAAATTAGTAAATTCCAACAAAACAATTATTGATTATATCAGTGAGAAGGCTATCGAAGAATTCGGTGCCAGTGTAACTCCTGATGAAGAAAATAATGCTATTACAGTAGAATGCGCAGACGATGTCGTAGAAGACATTTTATCTGCATATAAGATGGCAAAATTTAAAGCTACAACCGGTGGATTAGTTAACTGGGGTGGCAAAAAGATTGGTACTGTAGCTGGCGTCGCAAAAGACGCTGGTATTGGCGGTATCAAGATTGTATCCAAAGGTCTCTTTGGTGGCCTTAAAAAGGTTGCTGAATTAGGCATTGGCGGAACATCCGTCATTGTCGATGAAGCAAAAGCTAGCTGGGGCGAATTGACCAAGTCTGATGAAATTCGTTCTATTAAAAAGAGTTTCGGCTCTACTGGTGCTAATAGCGATGATATTGTTATGGTTACTGGTGAACAACAAACTGAAGCTCAAGGTTAATTAAAAGAGTTTAGATAATGGAAGCACACTGGAGTGGGTCGCATCTGTTATCTAAACTCTTATTTTTTTAAACCGGTGTCCTGTATATATAGAGTCCGGTCTGAATTCTTAAAAGATTATTTTATTATGTACATATACTAAAGATTGATTTCAATACAATCGATGTGTATATACTAAAATTATTTTTTTTGATTTAATATGTGGCGTATGTCATATATTTAATTGGGTGGCTATGATTACTTATAGCGTGAAGTTATTAACGCTTGGTAAAGCCACACGAGCGCCCTATAAGCGAAGCGAGCGAATGCGAGCGGAGCGAATTAAGTTTTTGTTGTAGATCAGGCCGAGCGACAGCGAGGCCGTTATATTAAAATTCTCTGTTATCTCTCTTGTTAAGAGAGTAAGCATATTTATTTTATTTATTTAACAAGGCGAGCGTAAGCGAGCCGTATTATTATTCTTTGTTTACTTTCTTTCTAAGAAAGTAAGTAGTTTATTATTTATTATTAGAGTTCTCTGTTACTCTCTTCTTAAGAGAGTAAGTGTTTATTTATTATTATATGAAGAGCGAGCGAAGCGAGCATATAGTATTCTTTGTTATCTTTCTTCCTAAGAAAGTAAGTATGTATATTATTATATATATTATATATTAATAAGCGAGCGGTAGCGAGCGTATATTATATGTATATTATATATATTAGTGTTCTCTTGTTAGCTTCTCTTTTTAAGAGAAGTAAGTTATAGTTATATTAAGCTTTTAGCTTATAGTATTAGATCCGAAGGATATAGATGGGTTAGATAAAGAAGCGAAGAGGGAGCGGGAGCGACCGATTAAAGCGACTGACTTAAGCTATCTATATGTATAGTATAAGGAGGCCGAGCGAAGCGAAGGCCGTATAGCAAACGTCATCTGTAGGTGAGCGCTAGCGAACCGTAAGGATGGAAAGGAGCCGCAGGCGACTGAAGTGAGCGATATACTATGGCGAATACTATATAAAAGCGAAATTCTGGGCTGAAAAATCTGAAATTCTTGTCTGGAAAATTTCGAATATTTTTCGCCCCCCATATATATTTTGTATTACTTTATTTAAAAGTAATGTTAGTTAAGATTATTATATATGTATATATAATAAGATTATATTAGTTAGTTATATCATTAAGGACACTACTATTAGTTATTCAATTAGGTGAATAGTAGTGATTATAATTGAATTTAAATAATTCAATTATTTTGAGCCGCCGGTTATTTCCGAAGGAATACATGTTCTAAGACTCCGGATTTAATTTAGGAGCGAAGGTTATGTCAGGTGGCGAATCCCTTTTGGTTCTTTTAAAATATATTAATAAAAAGAATGTCTTGCTCCGATCCAGATAAAGATAGCGCAGCGAAGTTGGCTGGTTGTATTAGCGTAGCGTACATACAATTTTCTGTGTTATAGTTCGTGACGAAGGCTTTGCTTAGTGCGAGATTAATTTATAATAATTAATATTAATTATTAGGATACAATTATTATCGAGTACTAATCATTCCAAGTTGTTAGAGTTTGAAAGCTCTAACCAGTTAGCTGGAATTTTATTGCTCTGGTTCCGGCGTTATACTGTTCCCTCTTTTACTAGGTTGTCCTGGATAGAGAGAATGGACACCGAATATTTTAGGCGAGCGGTTTTTTAATTATATTAAAATAAATTATTATATTTAGATAATTAAATTAATAATAGTGACGCTTATTTAAATTTAAATAATATTAGAATAATTATATATATTATATATAAAGTAGTGCCGAGGGCTAAGGCCCGAACACGTTAAACGTTTATTCGTGTACGATCCTCTGCGAGTTGTTTATCTTCACAGCAGACGAACGAATGTGAGGAGTTTGGAGCATTTTTAAAATGGGCCAACTTTGTTTATGCTTAATAATAGAAAAAGCCCCGATCGTTAGACCGGGGCGATTAGGTTTCAAGCGGTGCGATTAGCAGACCGCAAACGAAGTGAAGCGGTGAACTGTGTTCACCGGTATATTACATGTTAAGTTGGCAGCGTGGGTTAAAAAAATAAAAATATTTTTTTTATTTTAATTGTGTTTATTATATTATATATATAATAGAAAAGACCCTGCTGAATTTATTTCAGAGGGCCGTATTATATATTATTATATTAAAAAGTGTCGAGCGGTGTAACTTGTTACACCGGTATATTACATATAGAGTGCATCTAGCGGGTTAAAAATGTTAAAATAATTATTTATACATTATTTTTGCATAATAGAAATGCCGGGTATTTTTTGGTATTTTTTTATCAAAAAATTATAATTTAAAAAGTCTAGATTTTATAAGGACTTTTTAATGTCTGGTTATTAATTTGGTATATACTAGTATATATAAGGATAACCTAAACCATTTATACAATTATTGTATAATTATTAAGTATAGATTATTTCTTAAATAACCGTCACCTGATTGAGCCAATTCACGTGTGTTAAGAGAGGACTTGGCGCCTCGTATATAGACTGATAATTATTATTTAAATATATATAATAATAATAAGGCTGTCTATATAATACTATAACACAGATATACGCCTTTTAAATAATAGAGTTTTAGAGGCACCGCCTTTAATTATTGCGTAGCTTAACCTACTATATAGCTTTGGCTATATGTATTATATATAATACTATATATATAATAACACTACAATAAATAAATAAAAAAATAAATAAGCCCGCTGTCGCCTCACGAGCGCCCCGACGACAACACATAGACCATATGTTATATCGGGTAGGTGGGGGAGGAGGGTGTATAACACTTAGCAAACGTCTCCTATTAAGCATTTTCTGGCTATTTTTAGTTTTTTTTAAAAAGAGGAGGGGCAGAAACACATTGCTCCCACCGTTTTATAGCTAAAAACTGCTAGTTTTTGATTTTAAATATTTAATATGCTTTAATGTTTATCAAACATGACTGCATATGCTATAAAGCAATAGAAACGAACGCTAGTAAGTCGACTATTGCGCTAGTATTATATTATATTATATTATATTATATTATATTAAGTACTATTGTTATTATATATATAATTTATATTACAACAGTAATAGTAGTAAATAATGTATATTAGTATATAGTAGTAGTATTATATATCTTATTATTAGTATAGAAGAATTAGAGTTAAATAAAATAATGTTAATTGCGGGCCCAATTTTAATTGTCTAATTTTCAAACCTTACCTATATAATATAATTAAAAATGAGGGAGAGCAAATGAAATCGATATACGAAACCAAATCATATAAATTAATACTCAGTTACCATACAAATACTAAACTACATAAAAATAATGTATTTTCAAAAATGATAACTTTCAACATAGTCGAATTTGATGGCACGAAGTACGATTATTTTATTACTATAATGTTAGATTACAATATAATAAATAAAACAATAAAAACTACTTATATTTTTCAATCTGATATTTCAGATAAGAAAAGAAGTATTGTCGAGAAGCTTAAATATGACGGAGTATTTATTTATAATATATATAATCTTTTATTTAACGATATTAATAGTAATAATTATATTAGTATGAAGTTAAGTTAAATAAAGAAATATATAATGGCGGCTCGATTTTATTGTTTTAAATTAAAACTTAATCAATTAATTATATTATAAAGGAGAAATTATCATGAAAAACTACGATCACGTTATTAAAAATAAAATGTTGCCTAGTGGCAAATTAATTTCTGATTACGAAATTATGACTGGCAAAAATATAAGCGATGAAGAGTTCGCTTATATCGACGAAATTGGTATTCTGCCAATGGCACCAAAAGATCAATGGATTATTCCTAAAGGATTTATTGTCGATTTAGATGGTCAAGTTAAGAAAGAAGCATAAAATTATGGTACTAGAATTCTTAAGCGAAGCCGATGCATCTTCGGCTTTTAAAATTAATAATGCTGGCGATTTATTAAATAAAATTAAAGAGCATCCATTATTCGATAAATTCGAGATAAATAGATATGCTAGACCAGCATTACCACCAAGATGGACCACATATCTAGATTCAGATAGTTTTAATATTTTTATATTTTATTATTCTGGATTAGAAAAACAATATGTTAGACGTCGAGTAGAAATAAGACGCTATAAAAATATCTTGCGATTAATTCCAGAAGAACCTAAATATGAATGGATAACAAAAGAAATTATCGATTTGTTTATTAATAATAAAGAGTATAATATTCTTATATAAAATTTAAATAATATGGAAGATAAAATTTATGTATTGATAGTCTATTATTATGACGACAATAATTAATTTTGTTATAGCATCTCACCTGATATGCATAATCTTAATATTCAGCTACAATATGCTTATTACCGATATAGATTAGCTAATGGTGAATATAATGTTGCCGTAATGGAGGCCAGCGAATTATATTACTTAGAGCAAAGGGAGACCGCATATGATAATTTTCATTATTATGCCGGCGAAACACAAAAAGCGATCGAAGAATGTGATATAATGGAATGGATGAAAGATTATAAGAAAGGAAGAAATAACAATGAAAGATGTTAAATATTATATATTAGCATATAGTATGCTTATATATTTATTTTTAGAAAAATATATGGCATTATTATATTTATTATGCAAAATTCATTTTATCGATAACAATAAAAATGTCGATTATCGATATTTCGATGGAGGTAAAAGATTTTTTGGATTTGAGCATTATAAAAAGATTCCGCCAACTCAAATCGTTCAATTTTGTCGATTGGGTCAGAAAAATACATTATTTAAAGTTTATATTTGTATGACAAATAAATATATTTTAATTCATATGAATAAACTGGTCGGTATAGGATTCGATTTTGAAGATAATTTAGATCGATATATATATGCTAAAAGAAATATTATTAAAGAAAAGTTGGGCGAAACATTAAGCGAATTAATTCGCCAAAATATTGAATATTATTTTACTAAGAAAAATGCCATCATTTATTCTAAACAATATAACAATAGAAATGGAAGATCTTCACGATTTTTATATCGAAATAAATAGGAGTATATATTATGGATAAAATTATCAATTGGTTATTTTATTTAACACTTATCAGCGCTTTTTTGATTACTATGTATTTTCATTATGCATTGGGAATTAATTTAATCACTATTACAGTAAAGTAATTTATAAAGGAGAAAGATATCAATGAAACAATATTATAGTGTAGAAAATTTCAAAGCAAATAATTATGGTAAAGAAAATTTATCTATTGCAGTAACATTAAATAAATGTACCGTAAATAATGAAGCGGTATTTTTAGATAAATGGCGTTTATCTTTTGATTGTATTGAACATATTGTGTACGATAATAGTGCCGAAGAACAATTAGTATTATATTCTTCTTATGAAAAGAAAAATCAGCAACATAATGTAATTATTAAAGTTAGAATCGAAGACTTTAATGATTTACGAGGCGATTGGATTGATTTTATTGGCGATATGTTTATGATGGCTCTTGTAAGCAAAGAAGAAGAAGGCCCAGATGGAACATACAATTATTGTAATTAGCGCTATTATTATAATATAATTAATAGCTTTAATCTATATTATTATAAATTGGAGCGATGTATTATATGGTGAATGCGAGGTTAAATAATGCTTAAACATTTATTCGATGCTTTATATTCTTCTGTAAACAAAGATGTAATGTATCAAAAAATGAAAAAAGAGATTATGAGCCTTCCTGCTCATAAATTTACTACAGAAAACGAATTAGTTCGTGTAAAAGATAGAGATGGTTTTATTACATTTTATTCTATATTAATAAAAGACGGATATGTTTTTTATATGGAAAAAGATTATTTAAATGAATTTGGTGAAGACAAATTGTGGCCGTTAATGAGTACATATAAATTTGGTAAATTAACCAAAGATGTGTCGGCTAAGAAATTATGGAAAACTAATTTAAAAGATGTTAATATTATAGAAAATAGATGTGTATTAGCATCTCAGGAGTAAAATTATGTTTATTTGCGACGAAATTATTAATAAGCTAGAAGAACTATCTTTAACGACTCAAGATATTGAATTTATTTCGATGGAAGTTAAAGAGAACTCTAAACAATATGTTATTCTTACATGGCAAGAATTTGAATCTCAATATCCACGATTATCTTATGATAACGGATTAGGTTCTCAAAAAATTAATCCGACATTAACTATCTGTACTAAAGACTATATCTTTTATCGTCGTGAATACGATGGTGCAGAATGGTTTGAATATGTTCCGACTAAGCAATATATTTTAGATAATGCAGATGCATTTAACGATAAAAATATTATTCGCGCCGATACTTATTATGGTATAAATAATCATTGTTGGAATGAAGGATATGACTATGACCTATAAAAATATGAAGAAAATCGACGAAATTCTTTATAACATCGATTGTTTAATTCTTGACAGAAATAAATATTTTGAAGACTTAGTCTTTATTAATGATGAATATGGATACGATCGCCATAAAAAAGAATTGGTCGTCGAATTTGAAGATAAGAAAATTATTTATAAAGACGGCATTTTGTTTAAACTAAATATGTTTTATGAAATGCTGTATAATTTAGACTCCAGTGACTTCGATTCTGATTTGCAAATGCTTGATTGTTTCTTGCGAAACTTTGATTATAAGTTTGATTATAATGATCTTAGTAAAGAAGTAAAAAATGTTATTCCTATTCGAAAAGAATATGGAGTATATGTTAAAGAAGATGATATTGCTGTAGCTGAATTAGAAATTTACTTTAAAGAAATTCATTATTTGCTAAAAGATTTAGATGATTATTTATAGGAAATAATATTATGGATCAAACTACAACTTATTTAGAATTTAAAACAGATTTGTTTGCTAATACATTTTTTGACGTGATTAAAAAATATCACGACTTAGAAGTTTGTTGCGAAGGTAAATTATGGGTGCCGTTTAGCTATTTTATACATGAAAACAATATTACGTTAAAGTATAATAATCAACATAACGAAGAGTTAACATTATTCTTAGAAAAAGAAAATGAAAGAATAAATGCTACATCTATCGTTAAAAATAAATATGTCGAAGACGGTACCGATGTTTTTTATTTTGTCGACGCTTTCCAAGAAGTAATGTTCGACGCTTATTTCCTAAAGGAATAGAAAAATGTATATAAAATTTAAAACAAAAGAATTCGCTACTGAATTCGTTAATACCGTAAAAAAGAATAAAGAAAGGTCTTTCGATTTTAAAGAGTTCGGAACATGGGAATTTAATTGTGCCGATGAAAAGGAAAATGGAGTTACTATTACATATAAAAATAAAAAAACAAATTATATTGTATTAATACATGCTTTTATTAATAGAGACATGGAAAATCAAATATCATTTAATACATATGAAAGATATGATGAAATGTATGCTCCATTGTTCTATAATGAATATAAACAGTTATTTTATAACGATTATTTTATAGGTGAATAAAATGAATGAACAACTATTTTTAAGATATCATCTCGATAATCTTATTAGAGAAAAATATTGTCTTGACAGTAAAACATATAATTTTGATGACTACGATATCGATGATTTTGAATTTGAAGACCTAAATTTTTATTATGAAGATGGCCGCCCATGTAAAATCATAAAATATGAATGGGATGGAGAAGGTAAATGGTCTTACATTAGTGACATTACAATTCATTTTGCTGACGGCGAAGTAATGGAGCACGTAAGTGGATATTATCTTTATTTAACAGAAGAGTCTTTAGAAAAATATGGTTGGTACTTTAAAGAAGATGACTATTAATACTCAAGATTTTTGGAAGATCATGTTTGACGAATTAGATAAAACGTCTCAGAAAGACTGGAAGAAGTTCGTTAAAAAACATGATAAAAAACACAAAAAGAAAAAACTTAAAAAATGAAAAGAAAAGAATTAATCGCAGAGATATATCGGTTAAATAAAGTAACGCGCAAGCTAAATTACTATATGAACCGATATTATCCCGATCAAAAGTTACGTAAACTCGAGCACTTTCAGGTCAAAAAAGTGTATGAATGGATGTTAAGCGATGTAAAATAAGAACAAACATTCGCTTCATAAGAAAAATATTTATTCAAAATAATAGTAGGTTTTGTTGCTAAAAAAGACTATTTATGTTATAATAAAAGATTAAGAAAGGCGGTGATTAATATAAGCGAAGAAATAAAAAGTTTTGTAGACGAAGTTGAATTTTTTGGTGGCAAATTCGATCCATTTTTTATCGATGAAGATAATAAATTATTAATTCATCTCGACGGCAATATTCATAAAGTTAAAGCAGATAATATAATGCTTATTCGTGCTCTATTTTTAATGTATAAAAAATTTGAGACTCAAGACGTCAAAGCTGACATCGAAGTAACAATCAAATTAAAAGATCGAAAAATTCAATCAGTATATTATGAGCCTCAATATATGGCAGTCATCGAAGAAGAAGGCGATCTTATTGGTGTACAACCATTGTTAGGTAAAATAGGTGATCCTTCTAGTACGTTTAAAGAAAGAAAAATATTCTTGTCTTATATTAGTCACTGCATTAACGAATTAATTAGGAGGTGCTTCAATGACGAGAGATCAGATTCTTGAAAGATATCTCCAAAGAGGATATAAACAAGTCTTTTATAATGATTCTCCGAAAGTATTAATTCAGACATGCGAAGGCGATCTGTATATAGAAAATCGATCTGAATTAATTTATTTTCAAAGTATATATATTGTATCTTATTATAAAGATTATATCGAATATAAATTTAATCTATTTATACGAATTAAATATAATCGATTTTCTAAAAAAGTTGCTAATATTACTGTGCATATAGATGATCACAAAGTAAATGGCAAAGACGCCAGAATCTTATCGCCAAAGATTTTAAATATTTTAATGGCGCAAACTTCAGTATGTTATAATCATTTATTGCGATCAGCATTAGATATTGCTTTACGGTGATAGAATGGATAATAAATATTGTTTAGTTTCCGATAGCGAAGAAATTATCTTGCAAGAAAAAACGTTTACATATTGGGCCTCTTCGGATATGTTAAAAGTTCGCTCTAATTTTTCATTCGAAAAGAAATTAAGAGAACCTATAAGAGGAAAATCTGTAGATTATACTATCAATTTTACAATCGATTTTAATTATAATAAGCGTAGCGATATTAGCTATATTTTTGATTTAAAATTTATATTAATTAATGAAGATCGGCCTAGTTTTCCGACCGAAGAAGAAGTTAAATTATACGTAAGCGGTCGATATGCATACTTGTGTATTAATGCCATGGTTGCATTAGCAAGAGAAAGAATTAAAACAAGAGAAGAATTAAACAAAGCAATGAAATTCTTTAAAAGGTTTATAAATGAAGATCTATGAAGCAAAGAAAGAAGAGCTCGGCCTCGTTACATATACTTTTGTTAGAACACTTGAAGACTATGATGCCTATGGCCCTATCTCATATTATGTCGACGATAAGAGTATTAATTATCTAGGTAAAAATTCTAACGGTGAATATTATAAATTTGCGTGTAAAAGAAGATATGCGAGCGACTCTGATGATCCTAGAATCCCGTCAGAATATGGTGTAATTTGCTTTTATTTTAATCCAGGTGAAGAATATATTTATTATATATATTTAACCGATGAAGAAGATTATATGAATTTAGATAAATATTTATTTAGTGCGCTAAATTTAAGAGACAGCCTAACAAAAGAATCTGTTATGATAAATCATGTATTGCATAGAATTCATGATAATAAAGTGTGGTGATTTAAATTAATGTAATTAAAAAGATTAATCGAATATCTTGGGAATTTCGAGAAAAAGATGTCGATTTAATGGACGACTGTTTCGATATTATATACGATGCGTTAAGCTCTTATTTCGTATTCGATGGGTCTTCAGTTAAAGTTAAATGGGAAGGCAATAAGCCATTAAAATTCTATATTGAATTCTGGGATCAAGACGATAGCTCTTGTCATTATATTCAAGTCACATGCTTTTTAGATAAAGATTATAAAGATATATTCTATGCCGTGGGCCACGTAAGACATTATTTAAATCAAGATGGCGACTATAAGACATCAGATATATCTCATGATAATCTTAAAATTGTATTAAATGCATGTATTAAAACAGTCGAAGATTATTTCTATTATTTAAACGAAGAAGAAGATTAATGAAAACTATAATTAAAAAAGGAGAATTATTATCTAAATTAACTCACGCCGATGAAGAAGTATTTAAAGAATGCTTAGAAGAAATCTTTTGGGAAGATGTCGATAGCGCTTTTATGTTTGATTCTACTAGTATGAGAATAGACTGGAAAGATAATATTCCGGTTAGAATAATTGTAGAATTAATAGATGAAGAATACGAAACTGCCAACTCTTTGACTATCGTTACATTTATCTTAACCGATATAGATTTTGTTTCATATATAACCGGGATTCAAAAATTTTATGATAATTATTTTGAAGATAAATACACAACTCAAACAATCGATAAAGATATTCTAGAAAGAATATTAGTTTCTTTTATTGGATCTTTAAGAAAATATTCAGATGAAATGGATTGGAGTACGTCAAATGAAAGTGATTTTTTCAAATGAGATTATAGCTTCCGATTTCTTTAATGAGATTACTAATAACTATACAGAAGATATTTTAGATCCATATCATGGAAGAATTAATTGGTATCTAACTAATTTTTATGAGAAACCAGTTAGTGAATTCGAAGTTGACGAGTATGAAACTAAGTATTATAATAAAGATTTATATAACTGGCGAAACGAATCGGTTATCAATATCGCCGAAATGTTTTATGCGTTTAATGAATTAGCCGATAATGGCGACTCAAAATATATTAAAATTACATGGGAAGACAATACAATTACTTTTGAGGCGAGCCATAAAGAACTTAAAAAATATTAAGAAATTGTATATAATACATTCTTACCATTTTATGCAAATAAATATTTATTTAAAATTAATAAGGAAGATTAATCATGAATTTAAAATCTATTACTTTAAATGGCGATACTGTTATTAATTTAACGCCACACGATGTCGTTTATGATAACGGCACTACAACTGTAATTGTTCCTAAGAACGATGTACCACCAGTTCGAGTAAAAGATAATTATAAGTATCTCGGTATGGTCGGTCCATTCCAAACAGAATGCTCTCATGGCGAACCATTCGTAGAAAATTTGCCTGAATATGAAGAACATGTATACTATATTGTTAGCACATTAGTACGTAAACAATTACCTAAACGTAAAGATTTATTAAGCCCGACTACTAATGAAGTTCATATTACTAAAGATGAAAAAGGACATACTATTTCTGTATCTCATTTTGAAATGAATGTTTAATTTAAATAAAGGTAAATATTATGATTGCAATTGGTTTATTATGGCTCGAATTTAAATTGTTTTTAGAAATTATTTATAGCGAGATTTAATCTAGAAATATAATTTTAGAAAGTGGCCTCCGGCCCGAAATCCTTTCGCGGTTCCTTTCCGCGTTTTTCGCGCGACCGCGTCAGTCAGAGGTGAATTATGATTAAAAAATTTATATTAATTAGCACGTTTAGTTTAATTAGTGTTGGCGCTGTAGCTACTGATGTGCCTGAATATAATGGGTATGTATTCCCGTATAAAGTAGCACAAGACCAAGGTAAAGAAATTACGTTCAAACAACCGTCTGCTGAGATTACTCCAGATGGGCTGAAATATAATAATTTTAAAACTAAACAACCAAAGGTGAAAAAGAAATGATTACAATCGATTTCCGATATTTAGAGCTTAATGCCGATAAATATCATATGTTAATAAACAAATTAAATAATAATCATGGTCCAGAAAATATCCATAGTCTGCGTATCGATAATAATATTAATTATCCTAAGTACGATCACTTTAAGTTAGGCATCGATAATGGTGAAGGCCTAATTGACGATGCTTACATTTATACGTTCTTAGATTACAACGGGATTCATATCATTCCAGATTGTGAACCACGATATTGTTTAGATTTTGAAGATCTCATGGAATTACTACCAGAAATTATTGGTCAGCTACTAAAAGATTGATTATTTAACCGTCTATTATATGATAGGCGGTATTTTTATATTTATTAATATTTAATATACATAAAAATGTTGCTTATTTAATGGAGGAAAATTATGGTTACAACAGAAATCACTTTAGATAATAAAAAACAATGCAAGGATTTATTTAAAAAACTGCATAAAGAATTAATAAGAAGAATGGAAACAGCAGTTAGCATTCATCATTGGGGCCAGCACTGGTCTGTATCTTATATTAGCGAGATTAATAAAGAATTAAAATCTTTTTATTTAACAATCGCTAGTGAACATAATTATATGGAAATTAATATTAATCGACATCAAGAATTCTTAGTGGTCGAGCTTGGTTTATTCGATAATATTTCAGAAACTCAATATAATGACTCCTATACTAGCGTAGTACTACATAATATGATTAGCACAGTATTAGCTGATTATCTTAACTTTAAGTTCTGCGAAGAGGTTAAATAATGAAAGATGAAGGCATTTTAGTGTCGCTGGTATTATTAATTCTTGTCGCAGTTGTCTTTTGTGGAGCACTGCGATGAGAATTAAATATCCAGAACATTTAAAGAAAGAAATTTCTGGTCAATTATTTGGATTATGGGCGTTTACGTCTTACCAAAAGAAATATACTTTTATGTCGAAAGATGAAAAAGTATTGTATACTTGTGAAAATGTATATCTTTTTGGTTACCGATTTTTAAATCTAAAAATTAAAATTAGAAATAGCATATTGGAACAAGAAAAGCAAGTAACGTTTGTGTACGATTTAAAAAATAATCATATAGATTGTGATAGTGAATTTTCTGAAGAATATTACAAAGAGATAATCACGGACTATCTTAATATTTTTGTCACAAAAACAGCGCCTTGCAAAAATATCAATGCTAAAAAATATATAATGGAAGGAATGAAAAGATCACCTTTCTTTCAAATGAAAGAAGAGTCGTATGGATTTTTAAATATACGATATAAAGTTAATGGATCCTTATCTAACAATAATAAAGGTAGAAGATATTTCTATATCGGTAGATTTTGTAGCAATGATATTATTATTGCGTATCCTAAAGCTAATTCAAACAAAGCGTTTGTTTCTAATGTATTTAATTCTATGATATATTATATAAAAATGGCAGGTGAGAAGAATAGAATGGACAGAAATTGAATTAAAGAAATATGAGTATACACAAGTGTACGTTGCAATGAAATATAGCGATCTAAATGGCAAAATAAAAAATATTGACCGTATTCAATATCGTTTTATCGGACATATTTCAGGACGGCACAAAAATGATATAATTTTTTCTGTTACAGAGAGTAACGAAAAACAAAATATCAACGAAGAATATACTATCAAGTTAAGCGTAGCCGAAAAGAAACTCTATATTCAGTCAATGAAAAATTCTTTAAGAGTTCAACTATTCTTCGATTTAATTATTAACAATATTAAAGAAATTTTAGTTAATAACATATGTTATTCTATTAAAATTAAAAATCGGCCTAGACGTATTAACGAACTTATTGCTCGTTATGTTTATAACGACCGAAAATTAGATTTTACGACTAACGGTAATTTTATCGGCATTTCCGATAATATGAATCCAACAAAATTTGAATCTATTAACATTAAATATACTGAAGACTATGAATATGTTTATGTAACTATTAGCAATAAAAAGCCTTCTATGGTAAATAGATTTCAGAAAATATTATTAAATAAACTTGCGTTGAGGTTAAATAATGAATAGTCCAATAAATTTGACCGAGTGGCCTCATGAAAAAATTAAAAGTAAAAAGATATTGGAACTTGCCGAAGAAGTATTACATAGTAACGAATATGTCGGGAATTATTTTAAATTCGACAAGGATTGGATTAGGTATGACCGATATTGCGGATCGGCATCGTTGTCACTAACCTCTAAGAAAAATAATCTTAAGAGATATGTTTATGATATGGAGGTCGTTAACGATATGTTAATATCGTCTGAGTATAATATGCAACATTACGATAATCCGTTTAAGTTATTTAAAATAGTTCTCACAATGTGTTATCATCGAAAATATTATACTATTAAAGAAAAAAATAATGAGCATACGGTATGAAATAAAAAAAGAAAACTTAAATAAAATTCCAGATTATTTTTTACATAATTTATTTTTTTATAATCCAGATAAATATCAAAATCTTACTATATTTGAAAATAAAAATATTCGCATAGAATTGGTTAAAAGCGAATATTCTTTTTCGTTAACTGGAATTTATCCTAATACTTATAAGTTTGAAATAACTATTTATAATATAGATACTTCTGAATATGTATTAGGATCTTTAAAAATAACAACATGTCAAGGAATAGCCATTGGCGGAGATATCAATATATATTATGAGCCATACGATTGGTTATATTCGGCTTTAAAAATATTTGACAATAATTTATATTATTTTTTAAAATATTATAAAAAAATATTAGAGATGAATAATGATGCAATACATTGATTTAAATAAAGAATATTGTAGCAATCTTACTACTAGATTTCTAAAAGAACTTGCCGATAATATTAGACCTATTTTACAAGAAGAAGATTTATTTTTATTAAATTTAGACGTAATCGGTATACAGATTAATAGAATAACCTATAATCATTGTATAAATAATAAAAGAAAATTTAATGAATTTCTTATTTATTTAGATTTTTTCGATCAAAAGTTTGGAGTTTGTCAGGAAGGATATTTGTTTATCGATTTTATTAACAATAAAATTAACTATATTCATTTATCTTTTGAGGAAGAACTTCTTGAAGAATTTAAAGCTGTATTGCCTTTACTAGAAAAATATCTAGTAAATCAATTATATATATTAAAAAAAGTAATTGAAGAAACGGAGGAAAATTAAATGGGGAAAATCGTAGAAATTGTAAACGGCCTTGAAAAAATTAAAGGCGTTCAAAAATTTAATATTGACGGTTTCGATGTTCTTATCGATAATCGCGATAAAAAGAAATTTGATAGTGGAGCTATTTTAATTTCTGAAGGTAAAAAGAATATTCTCGATCTCGGTATCGAATATCCATGTGAAGGATTACCTAAGCGTGGAGTATATAACAATAAGACTAATAAATATATTAATGTTAACGATCTAAATTTATTATACGATAGAATTAAAACACTGCTATGAGTGAAGTTGAAGAAATCTTTTATTCATGTTTTTTGACTGTTCTATTTTCTTTTTTACTCTATCCTGTATTCCAAGAAGTAAAACATGATACTGTTGTAAAAAAAATAATAAAAAAAATAGAAGAAGAACTAGCCGAACAAAAAAATATTATCGATAGAAAACAAAAGCTAGCAAAAATGTTATACAATACAATTTTGCCGTTTTTGCAAACTAGTGCCGGACTCGATACTTATCGATTTAAATATAATAGAGAATCTTATACAATTACTATTTATAAGAGAAATGATATGTATCAAATCCATTTTAGCATCTTTGATCCAGGATTTAATAAAAATGATCCTATTAGAGTTTCAAATTATCTAAACGGCGAGGAAAATATTCTTATCTTTTTCATAGAGGAAGATAGAATAGACTTAGAAACATATTCTCATTTAAAAGAGATATACGATACGTATATCGATGTTGTTTGTATAGCATTAATTTTAATTTATCAACGACTATATACTTCTCGAGATTATGATTGTAATTATCCAACAATAAAAGGAAAGGAGCTGAATCCTAATGGAATCCCTGTTAAACAAGCAAATAGAACTTTTGGCCAATTTACAGGACATCATTTCTGATAAAGATAAAGTCATTATTGAGCGCGGCAATTATTATTTAACAATCGAAAAGCATCGTAAAGATATTGAAATAGATCTTAATTGGAATGAAAATATTTTAAATAGTTTAGTTATATCTTATAATATCTACGATAAGGCTTCTTCTATTAATTTCTATTATGAAAAAGAAGGCAAAGAAGACTTCTTAGAAATTGCCATTATGTTATTAAAAAACCATGAAATCTGAAGAATCTGTAGCATTAGCTAAGATTGCTAAAATATTACTTCTTAAAAATCATAGTAAAATATTTTTACCAGATAATCGAGTATTATATATTACTAATCGTTATGCTAATGAGTTTTCACTTATCATCGAAGACTATTCTTCGTTTTATTATACAGAAGAAACTCATCCTTCTATAACTGTGCTTTTTGATGGAACTATTTATCAAGATATACTTAGTGGCGATGAAAAAGCTCTTTTAAAGAGGGCTAATTTAGTATATAATATAATGGTAGATAACCTTAAATTAAAATATTTTTGGAAGGAAATAAAACGATGATTGGACTTTTTAAAATATCAGGAATAAATAGTAAACTTCAGGCACTTAGAATGTCAGAAGTTAATAATAATATGTTTTTAGGTAACTATAATGTAAATAGTGTATTATTTAAAGACGGTATTACGACAATTAGCGCAGAAGGTGAATATGAACCGAATACTGTAATGCTTTCTAATATTAGTACTAAGTATAATGTCGATATCGAATATAGTGTTAGCGATCATGCTAATAACATTAAATATTCTGGTATCGTTATTTATCAAAACGGCAAAAGCGAAATCATTGAATCTCGAAAGGAAATTTTGAGATGAATGAAAGTAACATTATAAGATTATATAATTATTTAAAAAATAATTATATAAAACTTTACACTTCTCCAGTTCGATATCATTATATTTGTTCTACAAGAAATTTTCATTATTTTACTCAGCATTCTTTTGATGAGTTCAAAATAAAAGCTGTGCATAAAGAAAATAAAAATAATGTTTATACGCATAAATTTTCAAATTGCGAAGAGTTAATTACATTACTTCGAGACAAACCTTTTCTGGAAACAATATTTGCTAATATTGTAAAGCAATTAAGTTACTGTTTATATTTAGTTCAAAACAGAATTAAATGTTCTGGAACGAATGTTAACGATGTTTTCTATATAGAAGCAAGAACTTATTTTAATGAATATAAAAATCAATATTCCGATTATTTAAATAATGAAGGGAATACAATAATCAGTACTCCTATAAGATTTAGTGCTCAGAATATTTTTATTGACGATCGAGATCGTGTTGCACGAGTTCAAATTACTCCAGATAATATTTTAACTTCGAATACTATGTCTGAACAAAGAGTAAGAGAAATTGTTCAGCAAGCATTCCGAGAAAGAATTAGTGAATTAAGAGATCGTATGAATATAACTGCGACGGATCCTAGAATCGAACAAAACTTAAGAGAATTACGTCTTAGAGTCGAAGAACTTAGTAGAAGATTTGATAGAAGAAGGAACCCGGAACAACGATGAATAGTATACCAATTTCACAAATGTTATTCGATATATATAATGCTGTATCTGAACTAGAAGATAGTACATGGAATTATCATTATCCAGAATATGGTGATTTCTATGTATACAACGATTTAGATAATATATTAAATATCGAACTAACGATCGATATCGATTATGATTGGGAGTGCCGTTATGTAACGTTTAATATGCTCACTAATCAATTAGATATCGATGAAGATATTCCGAACGATCAGTTATTAGATCGGTTACGGTGGATTTACATTCAATTATGTTTAAAATAAGAAAGAGGGTGAGTGCCATAGTATGGTCATTAAGAAAATATAGGCAACCATTTAATCCAGATAAGTTGCTTCAAAGTTTAAATAATAAAGATCATAAGAATACTTTATTAAACAAGATTCATGCGCTCGAACAAGAACGCAAAGAAAAAGAAAAAGTTGTTCCTGATTCTTTACCGTATTCCGTCCACGATGTAGTGTTAAATATTGAAGGTAAGGAATTTAAAACAAATTTTAAAGAAACATTGGAAAATTGTGGCGCTGAATGTTTAGCGAATTCGATCGAAACGATTGTCACAGAAGAAAGTACTCCTAATACAATGGCGGAAATTAACTGGGATAATATCGAAGAACCTATCAATTATCAAGAGCAATGGGATCGAAACAGTTTAGCTGATGCGATTACTAAAGGTAAATCTGCTATGAAATACATCTTAGATAACTATGAAGTATGGAATGGTCGATTGAGTAATGCTGATCGTGCGTTAAGCGATTTAAAACACTTCTGTGAATTTAACGATGAAGTATCGCCCGAAGATGCTGTTAAATTATTTAAATTAATGCATGTCTACAGCAAACAGCGTCGTGAATACAAAGATCTAATCGAAGTCTTTAAAGATTTCACGGCGGCGCAAAGCAGAATCGAATCTTTGTATGCAAGCATTAAACATGTTAAAACAAAGAACGATAAAGTGGAGGCAGCACGTCATTATACTCCTAGAGTGTTAAACGAATTGTTCCCGAAAGAAGATAAGTAACATTCTACGTTTATCCTCTTCCGGGGGCAAGCCCCCGCACCCCCGGTCTCCGACCCGAAATCACTTTTGTGCTTTCTTTGCATATATAAAGAACATAATTGTAACTAGTGATGCTTTTAGCTAGCTAGTATAGGGCTTATGTTTGTCCCTTCAGAAGTTTGTTGAGATAACTCAAATTAAACTCTGTAAAAGTACTGTAGTTATGGTTCTAAGATTTACAGATTTGGAATTTTAAATTTGTTTGGTTTAACATAATACTAAAACATGATGTATCCGTATTTGTATTATTTAGTATAGTACTAAAATTCGACTTATATTATCAATAATTTTTATTTTAAAACTGGTGCTAAAACAAGCGACAGCATACAGCTGTTATTATTAAATAAAGGGAATATTATGTTACCTATTTACAAAGCATATGATAGCCATCTACAGGAATATACCGGATCATATGTATTTAAAGATAATAAAAATTTTATCGTCGATAAAAACGGCGAACATGAAATTAATATAAAGACTTTATGTCAACATACCGGACTTGTATTTAATCAAGTATCGGTTTTTTTATTTGATATCGTAAATTTTGAATGTACGATGCCAGGTATTGGTCAATTTAAATTAAATCCGGCTACCGTACTAATGGATAATGTATATGGAAGACTAATCGTTAAAAATAATGAATATACGATAGCGTTAGTTGATCCATTGTATGAGAATATTAAGATAGAAGTGTTAGGAAACACTTGGAATGGAAAGGTTAAATAATGACTTATAAATATTACATTGAAGTGGAGAGCAATATCCACTTCCAAACATCTAAAGAAATTGCCGAGTTTATCGGTATTTATAGCGTAAATAAAAAACCGCACACTAATCTTGTACGAGCATATTTCCCAGATAACAAACTAAAATATGCCGGCGAAAAAGGTATGACGAATGTATATAGCGATTTCGACGCTTTAATTCGTTTCTGCCAAGATTTAATTAAACAATGTAAAACAAATGAATATTCTACATTTAAAATTAACGGTAAAGAATATACTGTATTCGTAAATATTGATCACGTTAAAATCGCGATGGAAAAATATCAATTTGTTAAGGAGGCTGTTGGTCATGAACAATCAAGAAGCAATTTGTAGAAAAATCGGTGTAATCGTAGGTTTCGTATTAAATATTTGTGTAACTTTAGTACTTACTTTAGTAAAAGTTGTATCTAAAGAATCTAAAACTATTGCTAAAGATTTTGAAGCTATCGACAATGGAGAAGCTGTTAAAACTACTCAAGTTGTAGAAGAAGCCGAACTTAAAGAAACAGCTGAAGAAATTAAAGAACTTGTTAGTGGCGAAGCTGATAGCAACGACGAAATTTCTCGTCTTAAAGAAGAAATGGCTCGCCTTCAAAAATCCTTAGAATTAGCAGAACAAAAGGTAGGAAAATAATGAAACCAGTATATAAAGCTCGTTGTCATAAAGATCGTTCCTGGAAAACAGGTTTTTATTTGATTAAAAAACGTCAGATCGTTATTAAAGACAAAAAGAATATTTGGCCAGTACATGAACAAACTGTATGTCAAAGTACTGGTTATTTAGATTGTAATAAGAAAGAAATTTTCTTAGATGATCTAATCAACTTTAGTGCTACTATTAATGGTAGCGAAATTAAGTTAGATAATGCTCAAGTTATGTTTGATAATTATAATGGCTGTTTAGTGCTTCTCGAAGGTGAAGAAACAATTAATTTCGCAAGCGAAAATTATGAAAATTGCCATTACGAAGTTATCGGAAATGTTTGGGATAGCGTTGCACTTCCGAAAAAGAAGTAATATAATAGGTATATAAGCTTATGTTTTTTTAATAAGAAGGTATACCTATGGATTATCACAAACTACTTGAAGACTGTGACTTTATTAAAGTAAAACAAACAGTCGAAATCCGTCCTCATGACGGAAACAAAGGCTTTTTTGAATATGTCAATCATATTTTTAAAAGCGTAAATAACGGTCATCGTTATGGCCCCGCAGTTAAAACTAACGTATTAACTATGTATAATCGTGGCAATTATATTGCTTGCGAAATGGGCGATCAACATATCGACATTCGTCGAGACAAAATCGTTATTTATGTACCAGGTTTAAAAGCTAGCAATGAAGAAACTTATAGAAAATATGCTGTATGTAATATCGGCGTATTAAATTATATCTATAATTCTAAAAAATATTAGCTTTTAAATAAATAATCCTAGTATAATATGCTAGGCCTAAGACGTAGGATGCAAGGTATGAGAAACCTTAGACATAGCGTTGATCTTAGGAGAGCCGCCAACGGAAAGTTGCCGGACGTTAAGAGCGATCATCAGTAGCTAAGATGGTCGCTCTTTTTTTAATTGTAACCGATCATATTTTAAATTAGTCGGTATAGGGTCTATGTTTGCCACTTTGGAAGTTTGTTGAGATAACTCGAATTTAAACTCTATAAAAGTACTGTAATTATAGTTCTAAGATTGTAGATTTGGGATTTTAGAGCTATTTAGTTTAACATAGTACTAAAACCGACACTCATCAGGAGATATAGTTAACGCTGTTTTAGAACTATTACACTTAACATGGTTTTAAGTAGTACTGAAACTTGGTCCCATTCTTTAAGAACTGTATATTTTTAATACAGTACTAAAATTAAGCGTCTACTGTGTAACTAGAGGCAAGGAAGAAAATGAAAAAAGATAAAAATATAGTACATAGAACTAGAGTGTATTATGTTACGCCTAGTCAAGAATTAATAAATGAAGCTCGATTATCTAACAATTTATATAATCAAGCTTTGTATATTTTAAGACAAGCTTTTACTAACAAAGAAGATATTCCTTCTAAGTTTGATTTGAATAAAATTTTACTTTACAAAGAATATGAATGCGAAGAATATGATAATATTCATAAAATGGTAGCAGCTAATGCTCAAGCTATTTGTTGTTTAGCTGCTCAAAATTTTAAAGCATTTTTAATGTCATTAAGAGCTTTTAAAAAAAATAAATCTAATTTTACAGGAGTACCTAAAATTCCTGGCTATAATAAAAAAGAACAGGAATTTATGATTATTCTTAATTATCAACAATGTGCCGTTAAAAACGGTATGATGCGATTTCCTGGAAAATTAAATTTAGATAAAATTTATGTGGGTGACTTGGATATTGCTCACGTAAGAATTTTTCCTGGCAAAAAAAGATATAAAGTTGAAGTCGTATATAAAGTAGAAGCATTACCTAAAAAGACTAAAGGTAATATTGCTGGTATCGACTTAGGCTTAGACAATTTAGCGACTGTCGCTATTAATAAACGTGGTATTCGTCCATTATTAATTAATGGTCGCCCGCTTAAATCTATGAACTTGTATTTTAATAATAAGCGAGACAAGGTTCAATCTGAGCTTAAAAAATGCAACGATCGATATATGTCGCATAAGCTTGAAACATTATATCGCAAACGCAACAATCGTTTTAATACATATATGCATAAAGCGTCTAAAAAAATTATTGATTATTGTTTAGAACATAATGTTAAACAAATTATTATCGGTCATAATAAGCTACAAAAACAAGAATCTAAATTAAAGAACTTTGTCGCTATTCCGACTTTTAGACTTATTGAATTAATTAAGTATAAAGCAGAATATCAAGGTATCGAAGTTGTTGAAACTGAAGAGTCTTATACAAGTATTACGTCTTACTTGGATAAAGAAGATCCTATTAAAGATAATGCAAATAAAGCTCGTCGTATTCATCGTGGCTTATTTAAATCTAATAAAAATAAGATTATTAATGCCGACGTTAACTCTGCTTATCAGATCATGAAGAAAGTTATCGGCGATAAAGTAATCAAACCGATCAGTAAAGGTTCTATATTTATTCCAAGAAAAGTTACGATAGCATAATTTATGTCTAACAATATTAAATGGTTAATGATTATTAGCCAGGCTATTTCTAATCTCATATTTGGATTTACAACACCAATCGTACATGTTTATTTTATGAGCTTAGTCGGTCCGAATATATATAGCTTAGCTAATTTTATCGAAGCAGGATTGGCTGCCGTCGTAAATAGCTTATTAAGCAATCAAAAATATCGTCATTATTTTAAACAATTTGCTTTATATTTTTTAGCTTTAGATAGTATACTATATATAATTATAATATTTTTAGGTATAGAATATATTAATGTTCGATTTATCGGATTAGCAATTATTAATAGTCTATTAAATAATATCTGGTTTATTATGTTAAGCGATGTTTTAAATAAAAATATCTCTGGCGACGAATTAACAAACTTTAAAGTTCTTCAACGAAGCTGGATGCTTTGGGGAAGTTTAATAGGATCTGGTATAGGTGTATGGATTAATAATTCTATATCGATAGAATTTGCTTTAATTCTACAAGCTATATCAATAGTATTAATTGCCATCTGCGATGGTTATTCGTTTAAAAAATTAGAAAGATAAAATAATGTTTAAATATATAGTCGGAAATATTCTCGATACAGAATGCAAATATATCCTTAATCCTGTAAATTGTGTCGGCACAATGGGTAAAGGTTTAGCATTACAAATTGCTAAAAAATATCCTGAATCTGTTGATCCATATAAAAAAGATTGTCAATATGGCAGTTTAAGTATTGGTCATTTAACTAGCTTTAATGCTAAAGATGGTAAGACTATTATTAACTTCCCGACAAAATATCATTGGCAGGATCCTTCTAAATATCGATATATTGAGTCTGGTTTAGAAAATTTAGCATTCTATATTGAATTTAGCGGAAACAAAAACTCACATTTAAGCTTTGCAATTCCACCATTAGGTTGTGGACTTGGCGGATTAAAATATGACTTCGTTCATGAATTAATTCAAATATATTTAAGTGAATTTAAAACTATGACTTTTGAATTATATGTCACAGAAGAATGGTTGCAATCTAAAGATATGGTTATATAATGAGAAAATGGGAAGAATTACCTAGTAAAATAGGCATGAGAAAACAAAAATGGATCGAGAATCCAGACCGATATTGTGAACCACCTTATAATTATAACTGCAAATTATGCTTAAAAACTTGTGTAAATCGAGGCGGAAAAACTCGTGGCCGTTGTGGTTTTAAAAAAGCCAAGTAATTTTGGAGATAAAATGAATTATATATTAAAAGAAAAACATGTTGATTTGCTAAATTTACTGTTTAAAATGAGCAAACAGAAAGAATCTAGTATCGAATATTGTTTAACTAGAGAACCTCCATATTATAAAAGAATAATAGATACAGAGTTATCTGCATATGGAGATTCTAATATTCTTATTAAATTTAAAATTAAAACAATTATTAATCTTAAAGATGAATTGATAAAAGAATATACTTGTGCCTTAACAAGAGATGAACTTTTCGAAGGAAAAATAAGCTTTAAAGTAGATGATTTAGCGGAAGCAGAAACAGTTCTTCAAATTATGTATTTGATTACAGAAAAATTAGAAGAAATAAAAACTAATAAAAAATATAAAAAGGAGGCCCTAAATGCAGATTGAAATTAATGATAATCTTAAATGGTTCTTAGAAAGTTTACTTAACGAAAATATCAATAAGTTTGTTATCGACGATTTCGGTATCGCATTTATTAAAAATGGATATCAACAAAGCTTAGACGAAGTCAACTTTTTAACAAGCGAAATGTTTAAAGCTTGTCCTGAATTAAAAAGAGACACAGAATATTCTATTAAAGATTTTCTAAATGGCGAAATTAATATCGAAACATTTGAATTCGGCGATAAAGTAATTGTTACTGCCGGTGGAAAAGAATATGACTGTATTTATTTAAAACCAAAAGGTTCTAATTCTGTTGTTCTTACTAATGAATTAGTTACAGTATCTGTTCCTAATAAATATATTAGAAAGGTTAAATAATGATCAATAAAGACGATTTAGCTAAACTAATCGATCCTAAATCACCTTCTAAAGCTCTTAATTATTTAGAAAAGTATATGACTCAATCTGAGTTTTTAGAATGGTTATTTACGACGATCGAAAAACAAAAAAATAATCCTGATAAGAAAATTTCTGTTCCGATCGATTTGGTCGGCTCGATTTTCTTACAATATATTCAAGAAAACTTTGATTCTCCATATGGTGAGATCAAAGATGAATCACCAAATTTAATTGAATTTTATCCGGCCGATCTTCCGACAGAAGGTAATAATAAAGCTATTAGCAGTTTCCAATTTAAATATTTTAAAGAAAATTGCCCAGAATATATCTTGTATTTATTTAAAGATTTTTGTTCTGGAACAATGCATGAAGAATATTGGTATCGCTCAGCTTTACAGTATTTATTAAAAATTATTGCTCCAGACTGTAAAATCGTCGTGAAAAATTCTCTATACTGTCAGAAAGGAGAAGACCCATTCCAGACTGCATTCTGTACCGATCCAATCGTGAATGTTTCTGAATGGAAATTCCCGGAAGATGAAAATTAAGTATTTTGAAGAAGTATATCATTTAGATTTTTTAACGGATCCAGTATTATCTGGTGATAAACTATGCTCAGAAGGTTTAGATAAAGATGGCAATCGATATCTTATAAACTGGGTGAATAGTGATAATGTTGACTGGGAATATCCCTGTGACGTGGCGATCATGCCATAAGTGTAATATAATAGTGCTAGCACTATTTTCTCCGTTAAGGACTTAGTGCTAAATTGTTTTAGCAAAAGTTTTTGTTGCCTGACGGTCTTCTTAAAGTAAGGTCCTGCGGTTCAACATATTGAAATTAACCTCCAAATGTAATATAATAGTATATATGATTATTATTTATTACGAAAGGAGGTGTATCTCGTAAATAAAAGTTTTAAAGTTCGGATATATCCAAATCAAGAACAACAAAAATTAATTGATAAGACGTTCAACTATACAAGATATTTATACAATTATATGTTAAATTTAAAGCAAAAATTGTATGAATATTTTAATTTAAATCTAACATATAATAATATGTCTAAAGTTCTTACTGAACTTAAAAAACATAAATCCTGGCTTAAAGATGTTGACGCTGTAGCTTTTAAAGAATCAATTAAAGATTTAGATTCTGCATTTCAAAAATTTTTTAATGGAGCAGGATATCCTAATTTTAAATCTAGAAAACGAGATAAACTTTCTTATCGTACAAATAGTTATTTATATTTAGATCAAAATAATAGAAAAATCAGAATTCCTAAAGTAGGATGGATTAAATTTAGAGATAAAAGTAATTTTAAAGGTTTAACTAAAATTTACAATATTACTATTTCTAAATCTGCTAGTGGAAAATATTTTGCTAGTATTTCAGCCGAGGTCGATATCAAAACTTTATCGAAAACCAAGAAAAATTGTGGTATCGATTTAGGATTAAAAGATTTTTGTATTTTGAATGATGGAACTAAAATTGAAAATTCTAGATTTTTTATAAGATCTCAAAAGAAATTAGCTAAGATGCAACGAAAATTATCTAAAAAAGTTTTCGAGAGCAATAATTATTTTAAATATAAAATTAAGGTAACTAGATTTCAAGAGCATATTAAGAATCAAAGATTAGATTTCTTACATAAAATCTCTATTAGATTAGTTAAAGAATATGATATTATTTGTACTGAGACTCTTAAAGTTAAAAATATGATTAAAAATCATAAAGTAGCAAAAGCTATTAGTAATGTAAGCTGGTATGAATTTTGTCGACAATTAGAATATAAATGTTTATGGTATGGGAAGCAATTTGTTAAAATTAATACCTATTTTGCGTCATCTCAAATATGTTCTAATTGCGGATATAAGAATCCTAATATTAAAAATCTTGATATTCGTGAATATGATTGCCCAGTTTTCGGTACTCATCACGATCGAGATATCAATGCAGCTATTAACATCTTAAATGAAGGATTAAGAGTTTTAAATTCCATATAATTTCAATATATTGAACCGTAGGACATACGGAGATAGCCTATTAAATTTACTCAGTCTCTACTCTTAAATTAATAAAATTTATTTTATTAATTTTTGGGCATGCTAAGCGTAAATAGGAACTTCTCTTAATGAGAAGATGTCATTGTGAAAGGAATTCGTATAATGACTGAAGACGAACTCCTTGTGGTATCTGTAGTCCAGATATTAATGTTTGTAGCTGTATTTACTTCAGGTGCATGTATTGCATTAATAATTGCTGGAGTATTCAGTCTTGCTAAAGATGAGCAAGGAAAACACAGAAAAGAAGTGGAGAGCTTGTTAACTTGGTCTATTATATTGTTGGTAGTTAGTCTATTTTTAATCTGGGCATTCCCAGAACCAGCACAGATCATTCTTAGAAATCATCCTCCTCCACCTGGCCCTCGATAATGTATAATATCGTAAAAACAAATATTTCAAATAGTGGCTTTGTTTGTTTAGGTGAATAGCATTCAAAGTTTACTAATTTCATGTCGCCCTACGATTTATTATTTATTTAAATAATAATAGGAAGACGAAACAGAAGTTAGGAGACTTTCTTATGAACAAAATTAAATTTTTAGTAGCATCTTTTGCGTTAGTATTAGGTTTATTGACACCAAACACTAATGCAATGGAGTTAACTGCTTATACTCACACTGGTTCTGTAATGGCCAATGGTGAGTATCCTTACGTCGGTGCCGTTGCGAGCAATGATTTTGCTTTAGGCACAGTACTAAATATCAATGGTTATAACTATGTTGTAGCCGACCGAATGGCTCCTGGTATTCATGGCGTAGTCGATATTTTTGTCGACAGCTATGATGAAGCTATTAAATTCGGCCGTCAATATGGCGAAGTATACGTGGTAGCGTAAAAACTTTTCAGGCCTCTGTGTCCACTTCACCTCACACAACTAAGTGCTAGAAACTTTGTTTTTAGCGGAGAAATTTTAATGTTAATATTATATCTGTTCTTGCTATGGATTCTGCAAGGAATTATAAATTTTGCGCCGTTTATCGGCGTACTTTGTATATTGTATGCTTTTATAGGAGCAGACAAAATGGACGAAAAAGATTTATTTAAAGATCGTAATATCTTTGGATACTTACGATTTTTAAATGTTCATGAAACGTTTTTAAAACGTGAATTTATTGTTGCATTGATTATTACGGCTCTATGTTTAGTTAGTCTAATCGTAAGTCATATCGCAAACGATGCAACACATTTTAAATTAGCAGTTAGTTCTGTATCTATGATGCTTGTCTTAATGATTATTAATAGTATTAATTATATCGGCATCTTGATCGAAACTAACAATATTAGAGTTAAAAGCACTCGTGAAAAATACAATTTAATGGCTGCTATGGCATATCCTATTTATGTCGGTATCATTAATATTGTAACAGTTATTTTAGCTGTATTTAGCTGTGCTTTCTATAACTCTAATGTTTATACCGTATCTAATCCGTTACCAATAGTATTTACTTTATTCTTTACTATATTAAGTTTACTAAGTACTGTTACTGGATTAAGTATCGGTTTTAAACTATATTTAGTAAAACTAATGAAGAAAGGTTAAATAAATGGCAATTCTATGGCGGTCAACGTCTAAATCTAAAACTAATTCTTATAAAGGGTATATCCCGATGCCGTCTACTATCGACGAACCTTCTTTTGCCGAAAAATGGAAAAGATGGCGTCAAGGCAATCCGGCTAAATTCTTAAAATATACCGACTTACAAGAATTAGTCTATTACTGCTACCAAAACAATATGATGACGACAGTATCAGATTTAGAATATAAATTTCACGAACACGGCATTACCGATAAAGAGAGTGCGATAAAGTATATTAACGAACATAAACAAGAGTTTTCTCAGTTCGACGAATATACTGGACGTCTATCTCGTCGTGAAAATAACAATAGTAATAATAATACTAATAATGACTGCTGTTGTTGCTGTAAAAAGAAACCATGAATTTAGATAATTTATATAATCAAATTTTAACCTCTCATAACATCGTATCTTATATCGAGAATAATACTAATTTAATTAACTTGGTTATTAAATTATACTTGTTAAGTTTTACTAACTATAGTGTTATTAACAGGGATCGTTCTCTTAAAGAAAACGAAACCTATAAGGATATCGATGTTGCATTAAATAATATTATTGCTAAGCGTATCGGTGAAAAAGTTTTCGATAAAGATATATTAGAATCTATCGTAAATGATTTCCATAAAAAAATTAAATATATGCAAAGCAAAGGTCACGATATTGAATTGCGTGATACAATGATGGCCCCGGCTATCGAATCTGTTAAGTATTTACCGATCTTACAAAAGTAAGGTCGGTTTTTTATTTGGAGGCATAATGCAACCTGAACAACGAGAACAATTAATTAATTTGTATTTATCTGTTCAACACATTGCCAAAGTTTTTAATAGCTTTAAGCCTAATCAACGGCCTAAAGTCGGTGAAGATATCTTAATGGGCAATAATCCGACTCAAAATGTTGTCGATATCGTTAAGGAAAATGGTCTTTTAGATAACTATATGGAATTTGAGTTCTTGGCAAAATTGTTCATTCAATGTTATAATAATCCTAGTAAGTTGGAAATCAGCGAAATCGATCTGAATGCTGATTTCGACTTAAATTTAATCGAAGATTATTTTAATAAAATTAAATGAAAATTTTAAAGTCAAATCAAATTCTATTATTAGACGATCCTAAAGAGTATATCATCGACTTATTCGTTAGATTGTGTCAGTTAAATTATTTTACGAAGACTCGAGATCTCGTTGAACATGAACAGATCGAAGTCATGTTAATTTTAGAAGCCATAACGAATACAATAGGTCGACAAGATGCTTTAGTGGACGAGTGCATTGATATTTTTAGAATCTCGTTCAACATGTATAAAGACTTCTATTATTCTTGGGATCTAGTTAAAGATTATTTAAAAAACAGGATATCTTTGGATTAGTGTTGTACATCAAGGAGAACGTCGTAAATCATATTAAGGAATGTATTTCGACTCTCAAAATTAAAGAAACAGATAGTTTAGAAAAAGTTAGAAACATTATTATTGAATGTTTCGACTTTACTTGCGGAGAGAAACGAGAAGAAAAAATATATCTAGCGTTAAATGAAACAGAATTATTTGTCATGGTCGACGAATTAAAAATTTGTTCGATCATTGGTGGCGGTGTTCCGACTACAGTCGTTAGTGACTACAGAATTGGAAGAGTAGATTGGTCTGAAAGTAGATTTATATACTTAGGTGAATTATTCGAAAATACTTATGTGTGCAAAAGTTTGGAAGAATTATTAATTCACCTTTTTGAAGACTTTACTGTTGTTTTAAGAGTTAATTTCGTTAGGACATTTACACCAGATGAGTAAGGCTGCTAATCAAATTAATAAAGCGTTAGATAATAATGTTGTCGAATTATACGGTATGAGCCAGAGCGGTAAAAGCTCAATTGCTCATGAAATCGCAAAAAAATATCCTGCAACGTTGTGGATTGATTCGCTTTTTCAGTATAACTTTGATGGCGAATATTATTTAGCTCAAACGTCGTCTTTAGACGATATTGGCGAAATCATAAATGAATTTAACTTATTAATAATCGATGATTTCTTTTCTTTAAAAGGAAGACCTCGAGACAATATGTATAAGATCCAAGAATTCATTTATAATAATAAAAAGTTATCTGTATTGGTTATCAATCAAGTTCGACATAACTTTAACGAGAATAGCTCAGATAAGTATAAACCTTTTGCCGATTATATTATGCAGAAATATGCCGACCGACGATTTTACGTCGAATTTAAAGACGGTAAAACGGTCGTGACGCAAACGAAATAGTATGGTATAATATAAGAATAAAATATATATATTTTTTTAAAGCGAGGTTATATACTTATGATTATCGTTCTATCTGGCCCAAGTGGCTGTGGAAAAAGTACTTTAGCTGGTCTATTCGAAGTAAAAGGTTTCTATCGGATCATTACTTCTACGACAAGATCTCGTCGTTTAAATGATTAGAATTGCTATGCATACTCGTAACTTTAGTTATGAGTTAACAGCATAAATAGTCCACTTATTTGGCAACAAGTAAGTGCCGAGATAATCTAAGTCTCGGAAATTTATCTAATTGCTGGAAACCCCTAAAGCTTAAGGTGCCCCGTGCAAAATTTTGCACTCGGCTACGAAAGTAGAAATAAATCCTTAAGATGACATATGGTTAAATCCTAAGTGTTATAACAATGGGCAATCAGCAGCCAAGTCTTACCGTGTAAGAAAGGTTCAACGACTAGAGCGAGAGCTCGTACACTGCAAGTCTATAATGGCAGTGGAAATGGTAAAGGTCCTTTTTATAAGGATTAAGATATAGTCTGTGCCTTAGCGAAAGCTAAGGATGCGCATAGTGGCGCTGCATTAAAAGTGACGCTTTAATGTGAACTATCATCCTTTCAAAGAAAATTTCTTTGGTTTTATATATTGAAATTAAATACTTCCTGTAATATAATAATAGTATAATTATTATTATGAAAGGAGGTATATCTCATGAATATAAATTTTAAAGTTAAAATTTATCTTACAGAAGAACAACAAGCTTTGATTGAAAAATCATTTGGTTGTAGAAGATATGTTTATAATTTTATGTTGAATTTAAAACAAAAATTATATAGTTTTTATAATGTAAACATAACATATAACAATATGTCTAAAATTCTTACTGAACTCAAAAGACAAAAACCTTGGCTTTGTGAAGTTGATAAATGTGCCTTACAAAATTCTATTAAAGATTTAGATTTTTCATATCAAAGATTTTTTAATGGATCTGGATATCCCAAATTTAAATCTAGACGAGATAAAAACTCCTATCGTACTAGTTGTAATTTAGTTCTTGATCAAGACAACAAAATGATTCGAATTTCTAAAGTTGGCTGGATTAAGTTTAGAGATAAATATAAATTTAATGATCTTAAGAAGATCAATAATATTACGATTTCTAAATCTGCTAGCGGAAAATATTTTGCTAGCATTTCAGCCGAAGTCGATATTGAAGCTTTTGCGAAAACCAAGAAAAGTTGTGGTATCGATTTAGGATTGAAAGATTTCTGTATCTTGAACGATGGGACTAAATTTGAGAATCCAAAATTTTTAGTTAATAACGAAAAACGACTTAAATTATTACATAAATCTTTAAGTCGTAAAGTGTATGGTTCTAAAAATTATGAGAAAGCTAGAATCAAACTAGCTAAATTTCATGAATATATTGCTAACTGTCGCAAAGATTATTTACACAAAATATCTACATCCTTAGTTAAGAATTATGATATTATTTGTACTGAAACTTTAAAAGTTAAAAATATGATTAAGAATCATAAGTTGGCTAAAGCAATTAATGATGTTAGTTGATATGAATTTTGTCGACAATTAGAATATAAATGTTTATGGTATGATAAACAATTTGTAAAAATTAGTACTTATTTTGCATCATCTCAAATATGTTCTAATTGTGGATTTAAAAATTCTGAAGTTAAAAATCTTGAAATACGTGAATGGACTTGTCATAACTGTGGCAGTCATCACGATCGAGATATTAATGCGGCAACTAATATTTTAAACGAAGGATTAAAATTAATATAATTTCAATATATAGAACCGAGGGACACTCGGGGATAGCCTATCATATCTTAGTATAAGACATATGAATTAGTCTATATTTACTATATTTTTGGTAAAAATAAACTATATTTATATGCATCTATTGAGTAGGAACCTTGATGACTTTTAGTCATGAGAGGATGTCAGCCAGTCGATCAGTATTTCTTTGTTAACAAAGAAGATTGGTATCCTGAAGACTATATTTGTAAAACGACCATTAATGGTGAAACATATGGTATTAGTAAAGATTATCTAGAAGATTTAAATAAAGATTTAAACTATATTGTCGTGCTTGATGAAGCCGGCACTAAGGAGCTTAAAGAATTGTTCCCAGAATATGTTTATGCATTTTATTTAAACACTCTCGAGTCTACATGTCGTGAACGTATGAAAATGCGTGGCGATGCCGACCATAATATCGATGCTCGTGCAGAATATGATCGTACTCATAATCGCTATAATTATTTAATTAAAGAAGACGATATTTACGATCAAGCTTTCTTCGGCGAAGATGAAACACCATTGTTAATGCGTCAAATCATGGATTTCTTTAATAATAATCCAGACAACAAAGATAAAATCGACGAAGGCGAACAGATCTTAGAAATGCTTCGTCATAAGAAAAAATAAATTTTAAAGACTCCGTAAGGAGTCTTTTTTATTTAACACAAGGGGGAACTCAATGCGTTCAAATATTATTGAACAAGGTGCTGTTATCTTGTTCGGTGAACGAGAAGATAATATCTCTAAATTCTATACTCGCATCAAGGATCTTACTAAACTAGATTGGTCTAAAGAATCTTATTCTAGTTTTAGTGCAATGATTGCTCAAGAGAGCTATAAAAAGAATCCTTGGTGTAAAGAATGGAATAACTTAAGCGCTGTTAGTATTGCTAAACTGTGGGTACTAGTTAACCAAGATTATAATAACAATTTAAAAGCTACTATTCGTGCAGCCGGTTTTAGCGACAGTAAAGTACAGCAATTGTTTTTAGACGGTATCGGCATTCTTCGACCAAGAACTAAAAAATTACTTTTGGAATCTGAATTATTTACAGAGCTTGAATTAAAATTAATCGAAGCTTCTGCTAATAAGATTAAGAAAGATTCTGATGCAGCTCGTGCTAAAAAGATTGCTGCCGTTCTTGAAAAACGTAACAGTAAAAAGACTGATTATCAAGAACAAAAAGAAAAAGCTGCTAAAAAAGCAAAAGAAGCTGTCGTTAAACCTAAACAAGAAGAAGTAGTAAAATATAAAGCTATTATTTTTACAGAAAATATGTCGAAGTTTAAGAAAATCGTATTTGCTGTAAAAACTATTTTAAACGATACTTTTGAGGAGGTAGGCCGTGTCCGTAATTAAAGATTCTGAAGGTGTCCGTGTAGACCTCTTTGATAAACTATTAGAAGATCGTGTATTATTCATCACCGGTGAAATTAACGATCGATTAGCTAATTTCATTGTTCCAGCAATGTTATATCTAGCTAATGAAAGCAGTCGTAAACCGATTAAATTATACATTAATAGTCCTGGTGGCAGTATTACAGCCGGCATGGCGATTTACGATACTATGCGTACTATTAGTTGTCCTGTTCATACTGTCGGTATGGGTATGTGTGCTAGTATGGCGAGCTTCTTGTTAAGTATGGGTGATAAACGAAGCGTTCTTGAGAACACCGAAGTTATGATCCATCAGCCATTAACTGGTGTACAAGGTCAACAAACCGATATTCAAATTGTCGCTAAACATATCGAACGCTTGCGCGAAAAGCTCGAACGTAAATATGCTGAAAAGTCCAACGGTAAAATTACCTATGAACAAATTCATGAAGCATGTGAACGCGATAATTATCTTGAAGCACAACAAGCTTTCGATATGGGTCTTATCGATGAAATTATTAAAGCGAAGGAGGACAAGTAATATGAAATGCAGTTATTGTGGTAAAGATATCGACGATCAAAAAAGTCATAATATTACTTTCCAATCTTCCGTTAATAAGAATATCGCTATCTGTCAAGAATGTGTTATGAAAATGGCATCTCAAGTTCAAGACGACGAAGGCGATTTTGATATCGATGATATCTTAGGTTTATCTTTAGGCGATGAAGACGATGAAAAACCTAAGAAGAAAAAATCTTCTAAGATTCAGAAATCCGATATTAAGCCTAAAGAAATTAAGGCCTACTTGGATGAAAGTGTAATCAATCAGGATAATGCTAAAAAAATTCTTAGTGTTGCGATTACTAATCATACTAAGCTTCTTGAATATAATGCATTTAAGAAAAAAGATGTCGGCATTGATGTGGAGAAATCCAATATAATCATGCTTGGTAGTACCGGATCAGGTAAAACCTTTTTGATTAAACAGTTAGCAAAATATCTTGGTCGACCATGTGTTATTGTCGACGCTTCAAGTTTAACAAAAAGTGGGTTCGTTGGAGAAGATGTTAACAGCATCTTAGCCAAATTATATCGTGAAGCCGGTAACAATGTCGAGCGAACTCAACAAGGTATTGTTTACATAGATGAGATCGATAAGATTGCGGCTCGAGATCCTAAAAATGCTGGTTCTCAAGGTAGCGATATCGGTGGTCGTGATGTACAATACGAATTATTAAAACTTGTTGAAGGCGGTAAAGTCGCTATTAAGTCTAACGATCAACAAGGAGGATTTGCTATGTCATCTCCGACTGTTGAAATTGATACTACTAATATTCTATTTATTTGTGGTGGTGCATTTACCGGTATTGAAAAGAAGATTGCGGCAAGGTTAAATAAAGATTTAGATACGGGTCTCGGCTTCTCTAGTGAAGCATCTAAAGACGTATTGGAAGAAAAATCTAAATATAACGACGTAATCGATTATATCTTACCTGAAGATTTAGATAACTTTGGTATTATTCCGGAATTATTGGGTCGATTGCCAGTAATTTGCCCGCTTAAAGAATTAAGTGTCGAAGACTTAAAACAAATTTTAACGACTCCGAAACATGCAATCTTTAAGCAAATTAAAGAATTGATCGGTATGTACGATATCGAAATTAACTTCGATGACGATACTATCGATACTATCGCTAAACTTGCGTATGACAGAAAAACAGGTGCTCGTGCACTAAAAAGTGTCGTACAAGGTTTAGTCGACGATAAATTATTCGACATCGACGAGAATACGAAAGAAATTCGTATTACCTCGGAAGATGTTAATAATAAATATTCATATTATTTAAATAAGGAGGCAAAGTAATTGAATTACACTGAAAAAGCATTTGACCATTTATTGGTCATTGCTAAACGTCTATTAGACGAAGACCCTGCTACTTTTAATACAGCATCTAGTAAATTATTACTCGATATGTATAATAGTGGCATTATTTCTTCTCTCGATGCTCATGCTGTAAAACATGAGATCGAAGAAAAGGCTGAAGATGAGGCGAAGCCGAAGGAAGAAAAGCCTAAAAAGCGTGGTCGGAAGCCCAAAGCTGAACTGGTCAAGGAAGAAACTGAAAGTGAACCAGTTGTTGCTGAAGCTGAAGAACCAGAAGTCGTTGTTGAAGAACCAGCTTCTGCAGAGAAGGTAGAAGAAACTTCTACCGAAGAAATTCTTGACTCTGAAGAAGTTCCGGTAACTGACTTCGACGGTAATCCGATCGAAGACAAATCTCCGATGGAACTTTTAGGTTCTGAAGATGTCGACTATGAAGCCGATAACGGTTTTAAATCTTTTGCTGAAGAAACAGCCGAGCTCGAAGAAAAGGGCGAAGCTGATCCTGAAGTAGTCGAAGCTCTTAAATTCGACGAACGTCAGCTCGATTGCTATGTTAGCAAATACAAACGTGAAGATGAAATGACAGAAATGATCGCTAAAGAAATGGCGGCTAAAATTGTCAAAATCAGAACGTTCGTAAAAGAAGATGCTGGAAATCAAAAAGTATTACAAGGATATTTAGACGAAATTCTTGAAGACGAAGACAAAAATCAAGTATCTTTGTCTAATATCACTCCGTATTACTTAGATTACTTAGCTCACTATTTAGATTTGCGTGAAGAAATTAATCGTTATACTGATGAACAAATCGTAGAAGCTATGGAAGCATTATCTGGTGGCGTATTAAACGATGTTAAACAATTAAATCGTTATAATATCGAAGCCATTTTGTCTGTTCTTAAAGCATAATGTAATGCTTAAGATATATATTATTTAAATAATTTTTTAATTATCGAAAGGAAACTATTATTATGTTAAATCAAGTAATTCTTCAAGGCCGTGTTAATTCTGAAGGTAAAGGTATTTATACTTACAAACCAGGTGAAGGCGAAAAGAGATCTATGTTGCGTTTCTCTTTGTCCTCTCAACGTAATTTCAAATCAAAAGATGCTGAATATCCAGATTGGGATAATATTACATGTACAGCATTTGGAATGACTGCTGATTTAATTCACAAAAACCAAGGTCAACAAGTTATTGTACAAGGTGCTATTCGTACTGGTTCTTATGAAAAAGAAGACGGTACTAAAGTATATACTACTGACGTAATCGTAGACAGCATGTATTTTGAACATCGTGATGGTTCTGGTGCATCCGAAGCTTCTAACTTTGATAGCTTTGCCGATGCTCCAAAAGCCGACACAAAACCTGTTGTAGATTTATTGGGCTAATCTATGGTATACTGGGTGTGGTGGTGATCGCTGCACCCAGTTTTTCTTTTTAAAAAGAAAGGATACTAATGGATTATTTAGATAATATTGACCAGGGGATTAAAGCCTGGGAAGACGCTATCAAAAAAGAGCAAGAGCTGAAAAGTGACCTCGATAATATCGCTGGTCATGTTGGCGAAGCTTTATCTAAACAAAAATATGGTACACCATATCAAGTCGATTATGATGGACGACTGTTCCAATTCGTATTTAGAATTGGTATTTCAGGTAGACATGGACGTATCGATATGCTAACTACTTCTAACGGTTTAATCGTTAAACCTAGAAAATTTAAAGCAGAGGTAACTTTAAATAAAGATGTTAGCTTGCCAGAGTCTATTAATGAAACAGTTCGTGCAGTATTGTATCGATACTATGATTTAATTGCAGATGAGGACCACGTATACTAATGGCTGAACAAGAAATTTTAGTGCTCGAATATCCGGACAATGTTCGAATGCGAAAAGAAATGTACTTGAATGGCCCAAATCATTGTGCTCACGAGATTATCGACAATGCTGTCGATGAGTTCGTTACTGGTTTCGGTAAATGTATAACTGTAGAATACAATCCCGATACTCAAGTAATGATTATCACTGACGAAGGTCGTGGTATTCCGGTAGCACTTAATGAAAAATATAAAGTTCCTCAAGTGCAGTTAGCTTTAGGATCTTTGCATGCTGGTGGTTAATAAAAGATATTAGCCGTGTTTATTCAATTTCTGATGAAGAATAAATATGATTATTGCGGAATTAAACGGGAAGACTAAGTGCGAGAGCATATGTTAATCCGAACCGAAGATTAGATTTAAAATTCTAATCAGGGGCAACGCATAGTAGGTGACCCTCATAAGAGAATATAATCCTACCACGAGGCCGCAACACGTTTCAGAATTTAATACGTGAAAAGATATGCTGAGCTTATAAGAAATTATAAGAAGCAGAGGATAAAAAGCCTTTGCGATAACAAAACTGAAATTTAACTCCATCAGTGGACAAATGTCTACTACTGGTGGACTTAACGGTAAAATTATGCCGTTGTAAAAACTTTTTAATTGCTGGAAAACCCGTATGGGCGGGCAATCAGCAGCTAAGATATTTATATTGCAAAAAAGGTAAAAATGGCTATAACATATTTAGAAAATAAAAAAATGTATTGTGCGAATATAAAAGGTAAACAATTTTTATATTCAATAAATAAATACGGCCCACTTGCAAAATTATTAGCAGAAAAATCTTTAAAATATGGAAAAAGATTTAAAAATTTTATTATTGAAGAAGAAGATTTTGCTATTATTAAAATTTATAATAAAATAACAGATTCAATCTATGATATAAAAATAGATAAAGAGTTTATTGAAAAGGTTCAATTAGCAAAATGGTATATAAACTTTCCTTCAAATGCCAAAACATTTTATGTTGCTTCTTATAATTTTGGGAAACTTCATCGTTTTTTAATGGATGAATCTGATCCTAAAATTCAAATTGATCATATTAATCATGATGGGTTAGATAATAGACTTTCTAATCTTAGAAAGGTTACACAATCTATTAATTCAAAAAATTGTACTGTTAAATCTTGTAGTAAAACAGGAATTAATGGCGTTCATTTTGTGAAAGATAAAGATAGAGAATATGGACGTTGGGCTGCTGTATGGAGAGACAAAAATGGCATTTCGCATAAAAAAACTTTTTCAGAAAGTAAATATAATAATGCATTTGAACTAGCTGTTGAATGCAGGAAACAAGCTGAAAAAGATAATGATTATTTAGTTTAAAAGCAATATAAATATAAAGTTCAACGACTATCCCATAGGCTTTAATAGCAACAGGAGTACGGCCAAGCGGTGGGTGAGAACCCCTTAAATGGAAACAGAAGTCTTAGAAGATATAGTCTCGTCTTTGTAGAAATACAAAGAAGTTCATAAAAGAACTGGCAGGAATTAGCGAATCCTGTTGAAGAAAACGGTAGGGAGTTCCTGCGTTAATGCAGTCTCCGAATATTTTAACGCCACAGTATGGCGTGATGGATATGAGTGGTCTATCGGTTTTAAAAAAGGTATCTTAAGTCAGGAATTAAAGAAAGGACGTAAGTCCAAAAAGACGGGTACCCGTATTGAATATCGATTAGATCCAGAAATATATCCAGATCCTATTAATATTAAAGATCTCGAGAAAAAACTTAAACAATTAAGTTATCTTAACGAAGGTCTTACTATCAAATATAATTTAGGCGACGGATGGATTAATTTAAAATCTTCCACTCTTTTAGATTATCTAAAAGATATTACTCCTAAAGAAACTATTGGTAAAGCGTTAGAGTTTAAAGGAGAAAAAGATAATACATCAGTTCATGTCGTATTAAATTATTGCGATGGATTATATTCTAATACTATTTTAACGTTTGTAAATAATATCAATACCTTAAACGGCGGCGATCATTTAAATGGGTTTAAGGCTGGTGTTGTACAAGCATTAAAAGAGTTAAATATTAAAGATTTAACACAAGACGATGCGATCGAAGGTCTCGTAGCTATCGTAAATATTAAGACGATCGAACCCAAATTCGAAGGTCAGAATAAATTATATTTACAAATGCCCGAGATTCGAGATCAAGTCAAAGAATTAATCTCCGAGTCTTTCGGAGAAGAGCTTAAAAAGAAAAAAACTTTTGCTAAGCAATTAGCGAGCAAAATTAATCTTAGTATTAAAGCTAGACTCGATGCTAAAAAAGCAAGAGAAAATGCAAGAAAACAGAAGAAAGCATTAAAATCTACAGTCGTAGAAAAACTTAGTGATTGTCATAGCGACGATCCTGAAAAATGCGAACTGTTTATTGTCGAAGGCGATAGTGCCGGAGGGTCTAGTAAGCAAGCACGTGACCCCGAATACCAAGCAGTACTGCCTATTTTCGGTAAAGTAATGAATACTGAAAAGAATGGTGGTACCGTTACGTCTGACAAACTATTAGATCTTGTTAATGCATTAGGTTGCGGTATTGATAAATCATTCAATATCGAAAATTTAAAATATAATAAGATTGTCGTAATGTCAGATGCTGATTAATAAAAATTAGTCGTCCTTGCAGGAATGCAAGAGATTACGAGCACCCTAACGCTATATAGCGGTGTATATTAATTAATAATATGCTTACGGTTGGAGTTGAATAAGGCAAAATGCACGAAGGCGCTCCTATAATCAAGAGAACCTGATGAGCCAGAAATGGCTAGCAATGGCAATACCGTGCTAAATCGATATTAAAATAATATCGTAAATGTGTAACGACTATAGAGGTGCTATCCAGAACGGATAAAAATATAGTCTAGTCCCCTTATGAATTATCGGGAAACCGAGGGTACAATCGGACGACGGGGCTCATATTATATGTCTTTGGGCAACTTTCTTCTATAATCATTATCGAGAACTTATCGAAAATGGTTATATCTATGCAGCTGCTCCTCCTTTGTTTAGACTTGTTAAAGGTAATAGCCATAAATATATCTATACAAAAGACGAGCTAGCTAAATATAAAGAAAAAGACCAATGGCATGTGCAATACATAAAAGGATTAGGAGAAATGAATCCTGATCAATTATGGGAAAGTACTTTAGATCCTAAAAAAAGACATTTATATAAGATTACGATCAAAGACGCTGAGAAGTGTGCTAAGATGGTATCTGATATAATGGGTAAAGATAGCGAAGCTAGAAAGAATCTTGTGTTAAATAATTTTGGAGTTGAATAGTGGGCTTCATTAAACAATTAATTAAAACTATTAAAGACGTTAATAAAGATTATCGGAATGAGGCCGACGGGCAATACATTCCGTTAATTAGTGAAATCATCGAAAAAGGTGAATTAAAAGAAAATCGTACCGGTATTAATGCTTTTAGCTTACCGCATAAGATGCTTCAATTCGATCTTGAAGATGAATTCCCTTTATTAACGACAAAATTTGTCGGACTTAAAACAGCGATTAAAGAAATGCTGTGGATCTGGCAAGATCAGAGTAATAGTGTTGAACTATTACGTAGTAAATATAACGTTACCATATGGGATGAATGGGAGCGTAAAGACGGCACTATCGGCCCAGCTTACGGTTATCAACTAGGAAAAGAATATAAGTATTTCGATGTCTTAATTGAAAACGTAGCCAAGCTTAAAAAAGAAGGCAAAATTAAAAATTATCGTTTGGGCAAAAATGGCGAGATCTATATGAATCAAGTCGATAAGTTAATTTACGATCTTCATTTTAATAAAGATAGCCGTCGTATGGTCGTTAGCCTATGGAACGTCGAAGATTTAAATAATATGGCATTACAGCCTTGTGCATTCCTAACTGAATGGAATGTTACTAACGGCAAGCTTAATTTATTGTTGAATATTCGTAGCTCCGATACATTAGTAGGCTTGCCATATAATATGGCTCAATATGCATTTTTATTGTTACTCATGGCGCAAACTTGTGGTTTAAAACCAGGTTTATTTACGATTATAATTAACGATGCTCATGTCTACGAAAATCATTTGCGTGGCGCATTCATTCAAGTAGGTAATGCTAGCCATTATGCTCCAAAAGTCGAAATTAAATCTCGTGTTAAAAGTTTCTATGACTTTAGAATCGAAGATTTAATTCTTGAAGACTATGAACATAGTGGTAAAATTCCTTTCGAGGTAGCTGTATGATCTATATAATCGGATGTATGAACTTGTTTCATTACATCGGCAAGAATAATGAATTACTATATCATATTTCTAAAGATCTTGCATTCTTTAAAAAAAAGACTTTAAATAAAATTATCGTAATGGGCCGGAAAACCTTTGAAAGTCTACCTAGGCTTCTCCCTAATCGAGAACACTGGGTTATTAGTTCAAGTGGTTTTTCTTATCCTGGTGTAAGAGTATTTTCTTCTGTTGAAGAATGTAAAGCAGCTATGCTCGAAGGATACGATTACTATATTATTGGTGGCGGAACAATATATCGTGAATTTTTAAAACATTGTGACGCCGTATATTTAACAATTGTCGACGACTTTAAAGTTGGCGATACTGTGTTCCCATATAGTAATCTTACTAAGGACTTTGCCTTAGTACATACTAAAGAAGATACTGACGAGAAGTCGGGATTTAAATTAGAGTTTAGAAAGTACATTAAAAAGTGAATAATTTTCTAAATATAGCCGGAACAATTGATGAGATCACTGTGTCTCATCAAGATGTTCACGGTCAAGATATATATAAAGCTTTCGTTACGATGAAGGTTAAAAAAAGAAATATTAAGATCCCGGTATACTTTAAAGATAATGTTCGCTTAGTATACAATCTTAAAGATGGTTCTCATATTAACGCATTCGGTGAAATTCGTACAAAGAATATTAAAACAGATACTGGTGTTAAATTAATCGTTTACGGTTATTTAACTCAAGCTAATCAGCATGTATCTCAATTTAACGAAACAAAGCTTAAAGGCAAAATCGTTAAAATTAATAAAGTTACGAATAAGAGTGGCCATAATATCTGTAACGATATTATAATGGTCGAACGTAATAATGGCACCGAAAAAGACTTTATTCCGTGTGTCGGCCATAATCTCAATGCGAATATCTTACGTGATATTCCGTTAAAGACGAATGTCGAAATCACAGGTATGTTCGTTAATCGAAAATACTGGGATAAAGTTAACCAATGTGAACGTGAGACATATGAAGTTCTCGTTAAGGATATCAAGGTAATTAGCAATGGAAATTGAAATTGAATTAAGCGACTTGCTCGTTAAGAATTTTAGTAAATATGCTAATCACATTGTATATGAACGAGCAATTCCGTTACTTAACGACGGATTAAAACCGGTTCAACGACGTGTATTATTGTCGATGAACAACTTAGGTTTAAATAATAATAAACCTTTTAAGAAAGCTGCTAAAGTTATCGGCGATACTGTCGGCCAGTATCATCCACATAGTTTAGATGGCCCATATGGCGCTCTCGTTAATATGACGGCTACATTTTCTGCTAGATATCCATTAGGAGAGGGCAATGGTAATTACGGATCGATAGAAGGCGATAGCTGTGCGGCGATGCGCTATGTCGAGAGCAAACTTAGTAAGACTGGAGATCTTCTATTAGGAGACACTAACGAAGCTACGGTTCCATGGATGCCGACTTACGATAACGAAGGATTAGAACCAAAATATTTAGGAGGATTTTTCCCGAATATTTTGTGTAATTACACTAACGGTATTGCAGCCGGTGTAAGCTCTATGATCCCGTCTCATAATGCGACAGAAGTCATTACGGCCTTAATTAAGACGATCGATCAAGTTAATAAAGGTAAAGATATTAATACTAAGTTCTTAATGAAATATATCAAAGGACCTGATTTCCCGACTGAAGGGATTATTATGAATCCTGATGATATAGAGTCTGTATATAATAACGGTAAAGGTAAATTTATTATCCGTGGTCAATATACGATTAAAAACAAAAAAGAATTAGTATTTACGACAATACCGTATACAACTAACGTCGGCGTTATCATGACCGGTCTTAAGAAATTAAAAGAAGCAAAACTTTGCGGAGAATTTAAAAATTATTCAGCAAAGGGTACTTTAAATATTTCTATTAAGCCAGCACGTGGCCAATCTGTCGACGACTTAATTAAGCAAGTCTTTAAGAAAACGAAGTTAGAAGATAACTTTAATAGTATTTTTACTATTATTTATAATAATAAAGTTATCGAACATATGCCGTTAGTTTCTATTATTAAGAAGCTATTAATTCATTATCATAATATTGTTAAGAATAAATTAACGTTAGAGTTAAATAAAAATAATAAATTGTTGTTTAGATATAATAATATTAAATTGGCGATTGCTAATAGTGCTAAAATTTTAGAACTAATTAAAACTAGTGATGAACCTAAAAATGAGTTAATGAAACTTCTTAGTATAAGCGAAGAAGCAGCCGATTATATTTTGGGCATGAAAATCAATGACTTTACCAAATTAAGTCAACGAGATTATGACACTAAGATTGCAGAATTGGAAGCTCGTAATAAAGAAATTAAAGGCATTTTAAAAAATAGTACCTCGATTCTCGAGGAAGTTAAACGTGAACTTCAAAATGTTCTTAAGAAATATTTTAAGAACGATAAACGTTTAACGTTAATAGGTGAACCAGATGATAAATCTAAATAAACCTATTATTCGTTTTTCTGGTGCCGAAGTATTTCGTGTAGCACAAAATCCAGAAACATATTTAAAGATAGAAGATCGTGTATATTATTTCTATACAAAAGATAATAATTATTTGAATTACGATAAAGAGGTTAATTATCTCATCGTAACAAAACACGGCTACTATAAATGTGTTCCTGGTGTTATGTTCGATATCACAAGAACTAAGAAAGTAATTAAATTAGAAGAGGGCGATACTATTTGTAGTATTTGCCCAATTTACACTAATTACTTTTATTGTTTAACAACTCAAAATCGTATGCTAATTGTCGATATCGGATTTAAAAACGAACATCTTCGGATAACAGAAAAATCATCGGGTAAGGCTAATTTTGTTAAGCTCGAACCTAAAGAAGAAATATATAGAGTCGTTAATAAGTTTAATGAAGATATGTCGGTTAATAGTTTATTATTAATCGATGAATTTAATAACGTTAAACTTGTCGATGACGGCCCTATGCGTAAGCTAGGAAAAGTTCCTAAACCATTAGGTAAAACTAAACTTAAATTTGCATTAGTAATGTCGAATTTAAATAATAATATTTTAGGCGTCGACTACAAAATTACCTTACTTAAATATAAAGATTTTGAATCATATAAAAAGAAGTATAACGGTATGTATAAAATACATCCATTATTTAACGGACTTGAGTATGAAGAATACGAACTCGTGAAAGGTGTAAAATATTGAAAATCGACGCAATTAAACAGAGTTTAGCATCTTACGTCGGTATGTTCTCTGAAGTATTAGAAGGCGATACAACAGAAAAGAATAAGCAAATTATTCAAGCTTTTTCTGAAGTAATCGAAGAACTTCTTAATGCCGAAGGAACAGAAAAAGACCTTGCAATTGTACCCGTACTTGGTGTATCATTAAGATACTTAGTAGAACGAAATAATCTTTATGAAGAAGCTACTGGCGAAACTAACAAAGATTACGTTCAGGCTATTAATCTTTTAGATAATATCATTAAGTCTTTTAAGGACAAGAAAGGAAGTACAAGTGGCAAGAAAGAAAGCTGAACCAATTGTCGAAGCTAGTAATTCTCAAGTCTTAACTGACGTCGAAAGACGTAAGCGATTAGATCTTGTAATGGCTAACTTGGCTAAGAAAAAGAACAACATGGTTGTCGGTCGATTAAGCGATCCTAAAGTTCAGGAACAGCTTAATATTCGATTTATTCCGACACCATCTGTCAATTTTAATGCAGCGACTGGTGGCGGTTTCCCGATCGGGAAGATTACGACTATTGCAGGCGTGGCCGATTCAGGAAAAACCAGTTTAGTACTTGAAACAATCGGTAAAATGCATCGAGAAAATCCTGAAGGTCATTTTGCCTTATGGATTGAAAGCGAAGCATCTTTAAGCTTAGATTATATGGTTAATCAGTTCGGTATCGATCCTGAACGATTTTATTTCATTCAATATGATCGAGATCACACAGCAGAAGATTGTATTGATCAAGCTGAAGCATTAATCCAAACTGGTGCTATAGACATATTCTGTATTAATACTTTAAAAGCTTTGGTACCTGAATCTGAAGCAAATAAGAGTCTTAAAGACGTAAGCGTCGCCTCCAAATACGTACTGGAAGGCATATTGTAGTAATACAGTGTGAAAACCTAGTAAATTGCTGGAAGTTCTTAATAACTAATTAACTACAACATAATTAGAAATAATAAATGTGAATGTTGTCGAAAGACAGAAAAAATAATTAGTTTGTCATATGCTGAAATAAAAGCTAGAAATAGCGCTAAGTGACATAACAATAGATAATCAGCAGCCAATATTCTTAAAAGAATAAGGTTCAGAGACTATCCCATTGGCCAGACGCTAAGATATAAATATGGCAAAAGGAGTAGGACCCAATTTAGGGTTGGTGAAATCCCATTAAATCCAAAAACTAGGTATCCTATATATAATAGGATAATGATATAGTCCACGGCAAAAAGCCAAGCACGTATGAACAGTAGAATTATAGCAAAATTTGTTTCGCTAATTAGTAAATATCATACGGCTATGATTCTTATCCAACACTTGACTACGAATATAGGTGGTTTTAGTATGTATGGCGATAATCTTGTACTTGCTGGCGGTCTAGCAATTAGAACCGGCAGTATCATGATTGTCGAAATGCGTAAAGGCAGTGTTCTCGATACCGATCCTATCGGTAAAGAAGACGGTATTAAGATTAACTGCAAGGTTACTAAAAATCACGCTATTCCAGGTGAATTCCCGTATCGTAAATTTAGCTACTTTGCTATTTTTGGTCAAGGTATTGAACAAATTCTAAGTACGCTCGATGAATTAGTCGATATGGGTATTATTCATAAAGCTGGTGCTTGGATGCAGCAAATTGATTCTGAAACTGGCGAAGTGTTAGATAAATGGAACGGTAAAATGGCGTTCCGTGAAGATATGCTTGCTAATCCAGATAAGTTTAAAAAGTTGCTTAATATGGTTTCTGGTACGTTCGAAGATCTTAGCGAAAAAGAAGTCGAAGAAATTCGCGACTCTGAAGCTAAGCTAGAAGAACTAGAAGAAAGTTAATTATGTCTTGTTTATTTGGCGACGAATGGTATTCGTGTCTCAGTATTACCGGTAATAAATGTACCGAGTGTATTAAGCACGATAACGAACTCGCAAAAAATAAAAGAAAACAAGTAAAATTCAAAGCCCGTCCTGATAAAAGGATGGGCTCTGTTTTTGAAATGAAAAATCATAATGCTAATGAAGCATTAATTCATGACGTCGTTAATCGTATGACTCCTAATAGTGGAGCTGGTAAGATTAAAGGCGATCAAGAGATTAAAGGTATCATTAGCGTAAGTGAGGAATTAAAAACTAAAGTAGCCGACAAAGCTCGTGGAAAGAAAACATTCACGATTCATAAAGAATGGTTAGATAAATTAAAACGAGAATCTCAAGATAAAGAATTTTATTATCTAAAGTTTTGTTTCCATGAAACAGATGACGATGTATTTGTCGTAGTCGATCAAGAGATTATTATGTCGATGGTTAAGACTATGATCGAAGATAGAAGAAAGGCTCAAGGAGCCGATCATCTGATTAAGCTTGCTACATTAGAAAAAGATAAGGCAATAGCTGAAAATAATTTACTGAGAGCCGAGATTGCTCTTTTAAAGGAAAAGTTAAATGAGCCTACTGAAACAATATAGAAACGATAGCGCGAAAGAATTATATAGTGAATTCTTAGAGGCTTACAATCAATATCCTATTCCTGAAACTATTAAACGTAGGACAACACCTATTAATTTAAATAAAGAATTCGCCTGTGATATTCTCTTTGTCAAAGATCCAATGGCAAGCGAATCTGTAGTTCTCGGGAAGGATTCCAAATACTATAACATTTTAAAATATCTTCAATCTAAGAATTTAAAATTAGAATCTAGTATTTGGATTGATTGTATTCCGTATTGTCCAGAAGTAAAAGTGGGCGAAGATATTAAAGTTCGCCCACCTAATACTTCTGAACAAGCTGTCGCTAAACAATATCTAAACGCTTTAATCGATAATATGAAGCCAAAAATGATTGTACTTTTCGGCAATATTTCATTAAAAATGTTTAAATATGGCCCTTCTATTTTAGAAGAGCATGGTAAAAAATTTAATTTACTTGGCAACGATTTTTTCCCGTTATATAGCTTAAATTATTTAGCTACTTTCGACGGAGAAAATAAAAACGCTGTACAAGCTGAATTATTAAAAGATATCGATGCTTTAATTGATGACATCAAGGAGCATCATCCTGAATTAATTAAAGGGGAAAAGTAATGAGTGAAAAAGGTTTTAACATTTTCGACGATATGGAAGACATTGTCGTTAATGAAAACGACGATCAGGTTCTAGCATCAGAAGAAGAACCTATCGATCTTCTCGCTGACGATACAGCGGATATGAAAGAAGATTCTCTTGATCTTTTGGCAGAAGAAACTACTGAAGAAGTTGCTCCTGTAGTCGAAGAAACTTCTGCTCCAGTAGTTGAGGAAACTATTTCTGATGCTAAAGAAGAACTTGTTGTCGATGAAGTCGAAAAGGAAACTGTATCTTGTGAAAAAACAGATAAATCAAAATCTAAAGGGGATTCTTTTAATAACGTCATCGATTTCTTTGCTAATCCGATTGCTGATCCGGATTGGGAAGATCTTAAGACTGAAATCTTAACTCGTATTGACGGTATTAAAATTAAATCTAACATTCCTCCGAATGTTGTGTTGTTAGTATCATCTGAACTAGATAGCTTACATAGCTATATCCATGATAAATTCATGGAAACAAAAACGGCGTTAGATAATTTAACGAATAAAGAAGACGGCGTTCTTACCGTTATTAAAGCAACTAATGCTAAAGGCTCTAACGAAACAGAACGTAAAGCATCTGGCGTTACGGCTGCTCAAAAATATAAAATCGGTAAAAATACTGTCGATTTATTCCAGTTAATTGCTGAAACTCGTGGTCGTTATAATTTCCTTGACGGCATTCTTAAACAAATTCAATTCAAAAAAGAATTATTAATTACCGTAAGTTCTGCACTTAAAGTATTAAATAAGTAGACAAAATCTATCCTTTCTGTTATAATATCTATATGAAATTAGTATTTAAACAGAAAGGATTTTATTATGATTACTCTTAAAGATATTTTCAGAAGTGAAAATGTTAGCTCAGACTTTTTTAAATCTAATCAATATTTAAACCAAGGTGCCAAATATTTAAGTATCGGTGATGTTACCGTATTACTTAACCAGTTATTTGACGGCCAATGGTCTTTCGAGATTATTAAAAGCTGGACTGAAGTTTACGAAGCTTACGATAAAGAAAAAGTTCAAGGCAAGGAAAATATTCACGATCAATATTTCTATGTTCAAGGTCGTTTGACTATTAATACTTACGATAAAAATGGTGAACCAATCGTTATCGTAAAAGAAGATATTGGCTCTAACTGTCCGCGTAAATCAGATAAAAAAGGTCGTTTCGACTATGCAAGTGGATACAAATCGGCAGTAAGTAGCGCTCTTAAAGGGTGTGCCGCAAACTTGGATATCGACGTTCTTAAACCAGAAGATGTCGAAATGATCAAGAATTTCGTTAACATGAAGAAAATTGTTACCCTTAAAAATAAATTAGGTAAAGCATTTAACGAAAAATTAACTGAATTTACGCAAGTTAAAGGTATTGAACCAAACGACGTATTAACGACAAAATATGCAGGTCTATTCTTAGATTATTTAGGTGAATAATATGCTAATAACTGATCCTGAAGATAAGCTGTATTTCAAATGTCCTCGATGTGGAGGACGAACTTTCGAGAAAGTCGAAACATTTGAGTTTCGATATAATGCTCGACAAAAAGAATATTTACAGCTTAAAGATAAAGATATTTTCCGTTGCTTAAATTGTAAGCACGATGTTTATAAAAGTCAGATCCGATAAGGGTCTGGCTTTTTTGTTTTTGGAGGAAGTATGGATATTAATCTATATGATTACCGAATAAACATTAAGACTGCCGGTCCAAGTTTACAAGGTAATCTTAGAAGCGAATTATATTTCGCTGGATGTAAAAAAGCTGAGGAAGGAGATCCATGCCGAGGCTGTTTTAATTATGAATTATGGCAACGAGAACAAGGCTCTCATGTGTCTATTCAATCTATCGTAGATCGATTAGAAGAAATGTGTAGTGTTAAAAGCGTTACGATAGTCGGAGGAGAACCGACCGATCAATTGGACGGTTTAATCGAGCTATGTAAATTACTTAAAAAATATAACTATCATATTCTCGTAATTAGTTGGCATACATATGAAGATATGTTACGTGACGACAAAGAGAGATATGAACAATTATTTGATACGATCGATGTACTTGTCGATGGGCAATACGATGAACATCAACGTATTTACGACGATACTCATACGAACGTAATGCGTAGTTTTATCGGTAGTAACAATCAGAAGGTTGTCGATCTCAGTAAATATAGTTTAGATAATAAGACTATTGTGGCTTATAATAATATTAATCAATATGAAGACATGTATATTAAAAAAGACGGGGGCGTTGGATTCCATGGAAGTAATCATTAAGGATACTTATTTTAATAATAAATTTAATTACGAACAGGAAGAAAAAGCATTTAAACTTTCTTCAGTGTTGACCATTAATAAAGACGATGCTGTTTTTAAAGCTACTGGTGTTGTAAACGAAGAAAATATCGATTTCGAGCACCATTTTGATTGGGACGTAGAAATCGAATCTTTGCTTAAACAAGCAATCGTTAAGAAAACGTCCTTAGAAAAAATGGACGAATTTAAAGTAATGGTCGATTCTTTACTGGCTCGTAATTTAATGGACCAAGTTTGGAGCAAATGCGACCAAGAATTTACGACAATGTATAAAGAAATGGAAGCTTGGCCTAAAGACTCCATTACAAGAGAAACTAAATTAAAAGTTTCATTAACGGCTTCTGCTGTAATGGATTTTATCGAAAGAATTAATTCAGCATTGCCTGAAGATGAACAAAGAAGTTTAGCAGACTAAAAGGAGACAAGGAAAAGTATGCAATTCAATAAATTATCTAAATCTGGTATGAAAAGTGGTTATAGTCCACTCATTTGGATCCAAACATTAGAACTAGAACGTGGCGTTTCTTACGTTTTAAATTCTTTAAGTGATGCCGGTCAAAATCTTGAAGATTTCTCTTTAGGAGCCGCATTTACTAATTCAGAAATTAAAAAAGTATATATTAGCGCTCAACGTTATCTGTACGGTTCTGTAGAGCTTAAAAATTTAGATTCGAATAATAAACAGTGTTCCTTTAATTATCTTAAAGATATTAAGAATGAAGTGAACCCTGATCTTAATAAATATGAAAACGTTCTTCTTGAAATCGGTAACGAAGAAAAGAAGAAAAGTCCTCATTTATTTGTAGAACCTATGCCATTAAAGAATCCGATGTACTCTAAAATTCTTTTAGATGTTATGGCCTTTAAGGGTACTGGTGCACCAGTGTTTGTAGTCGCAACATTTGCTCCTCCAGAAGAGCTTGCCGAGTACGCTTATAAAATTTCTTTAGATGCTTTGACAGCTAAAGAAATCGAGCTTTATTTAAATAAATATCGCACTGGCGACGAAAAATTACAATGTGTCGAAGCACTACTAGGTTTAACATATATTCAAATGCTTCAATGTTTAGAATACTGTTCAAAATCTGGTAATATAAGCGTAGCCGATATTCATAAGTTTAAAATTGAAAACTTCGACGGTAGCATGTTAGAAATTTCTCACCCTACAATGTCTTTGAACGATATGGGTGGCTATCATGCTTTTAAAAAATATGTTTCCACATTACCTAAATTCTATACAGACGAAGCAAAACAACTCGGGATTAAGAAACCTAAAGGCTTTATTGCTTTCGGTGTTCCTGGTTGTTCTAAAACTGTAGCAGCAAGTATTATTGCGGCTACGTTAAAAGTACCGTTAGTAAATATTAATTTAAGTAAAATTATGCAAGGTCTTGTTGGTGCCTCTGAAGGCAATATGGAAAGAGCATTAAATCAAGTAAGAGAACTTAAACAATGTGTCATCTTGGTCGACGAGGCTGAAAAAGTCTTTGGCGGTTATGCATCTAGTCACCAAAGTGACGCCGGTACTCTTGCTCGTGTAATGAGTCGTATGTTGACGTTCTTACACGAAAATGAAAATAGTTTTACAGTATTTACTAGTAACGATATCACCAAGCTTCCACCAGAATTAATGCGTGCTGGTCGTATCGATACTCAATGGTACTTTAGCGTTCCAAATAGCGAAGAAGCTCAAGAAATCCTATCTATTTATATTAAAAAGTATGGCTTGAAATTCAAATCTAAAGCAGATTTAGAATATCTCGTTAATGCTATCGATCGTTTTACTGGTGCCGAAATCGAACAAACTGTCATTAATCTTCAACGTGTATTATTCGTTAACGACCGTAAAGAAGTTACTCAAGGTCTTATCGAAGAAGCAGTAATGACAATTGTTCCTGTCGTTAAAAGTTCTTCTGATTCTATTGCAGCCTTGGAAGAACATGCTCGTAAATTTGCAGTATATGCAAGTGAAAAGAAAGCGAGTTTACTCGAGCCAGTAAAAAAGTCTAGCAAATCTAATTATTTAACTGAATAGAAAGGATTTTTAACTTGGCAATCGTTACTTTTGATCCTAATAGTAATCGACAATTAAGTAATCGCAAGAAAGCAGAATTACTGTTTGAAAAGTTAGATAAAAAAGCGGAAGAACAAATGAAAAAAGAGCTCGATATCTTAATTCGAGACGTTAACATTTGTCTTCAAAATATTTCAGATTTTAAAGTTTTAACTGAACAAACAGTTCCTGTATATAGTACTTTAGTCGATCTATTATCTAGTGTAAATAACATATTTCTTGACACTCCTGGCAATCCGCACTATAATAGTAGTGACAGCGAAAACATTAGAAATACTGTTAAAAAAGAATTCATTAAGAAATATTTTCCGAAAGAATTCGAATTTGTTCGTAAGAATAGTTAAGCAATTACGGCATATCGCCGTTTGCATATAGATCTATATTTTTTATAAGGAGGACATAGCTATGTCTCAATATTTAAAACAAAAAGTAGAAACTCTTAAAGATGTTTCCCGTAAAGACTTCATGGATGCAATGATGGACAAAGAATTCAACAAAGACTTCGATATCGATTTTGACGGTAAAACACTCGATGCATCTGGTATGATCGTTATTCCTCGTGACCAACGCGAAGTTAATGCTACTGTATCTTTCCATGATCGCAATCACAAAGCTCATGTAGGTCTCGTATTCAACGAAGACTTCTCTGTCGAAGTTCGTGGTGATTTCTATGGTTCTGGCACTAATATTAAACAATTCAGTGAAAAACTTGGTATGATCTATAACTCTTATAAAGTAGTTAAAGCAGCTCGTTCTGCTGGTTATATGGTTAATATCATTGCTCAAAGTAACCAAGAAATTAAATTGGAATGCTTGGCATAATAATTTAAATAATGATATGCGGGGACTCGTTCCCCGCTATTCTTATCTTTAGGAGGTTTTCAAATGAAAAAAATCGAAGTTACAATTAAGGCTGACGGTACTGTTGAATATGAAACTCAAGGTTTCGTAGGTCAAACTTGTCAAGAAGAAATTCAAAAAATTATGTTGAATGGTAAAACCGAAGAAGATTCTAAGAAAAAAGAATTTTATGATGGTGTACCTGAATTCATTAATAATATTTAATTAGAAAATAATAGCCGATAGATTAATTTCTATCGGCTTTAATTATTTAGGCATATAGCCTATAATTATAAATAAGATATATACCTAAGTAATTAAAATATTTAGAGAGGATTATACTATGTCAGAATTATTAAAAAATTTAAACGAACAACAATTACCTGTCGCGAAAAAATTTGAAGGTAAGTTCATTGTTAATGCTGGCGCTGGTAGCGGGAAAACTAGTACTATCGTTACTCGCACAGCATATATGATTGAACAAGGTATTAATCCTGGTTCTATTCTCATGTTTACTTTTACTCGTAAAGCAGCTATGGAGATGAAAGAACGTATGATTGCTAAAATTGGCCCGCAAGCAAAGGCCGTTACAATTTGTACATATCATGCTTTCAGTTCTATGTTGCTTCGTCGTTTTGCTCATCTAGTTGGCTACGATAAAAACTTCACTATCGCAGATAGCGACGATACAGAAAAAATTATTAAAGATTTTTGCGGTAAAAATTCTAAATTATACGATATTGCTAAAACTCAAATTCCTGACTGGAAGACTCATGGTATTACAGTCGACGTTGCTCGTAACGATAAAACAATTCAAAACGATCATTTTACTGTATTCTTAGTTTACGAAAAATACCAACAAAAACTTCGTAACGATAACATGATGGACTTTGGTGATTTAGCAAATTACGGCTTAGAACTAATCAGTAAGTATAGCGAAGTTCAGGAATATGTTTGGAATAAATATACATATGTTATAGCTGATGAATTTCAAGATAGTTCCCGTAAAGATTGGGATTATATAAATTGGATTATTCGTGGCAATGGTAATTTATGCGCTGTAATGGATAATAATCAAAGTATTTATGCATTTCGTGGTGCCGACATTGATTTTATTTGCGAATCTCTTATTAAAGATGGTTTCGAGCAATACGTATTAGAACAAAATTATCGCTCTACATCTACTATCGTAGAAGCTAGTAATGCTGTTGTCGATAACAATCCTAAGATTATCGATAAAAAAGCCTTCTCTGAACAAGAAAAAGGAGCTCCTGTATTTATTAAAGAAGTTAAGTCCGATAAAGACGAAGCTAATTATATTGTTCGCGGTATTAAATCTTTGTTGCGTAACGGTTTCGAATATAAAGATATTGCTATCTTAGCTCGTACTAAGAAACAATTTGACTTAGTTGAAAAAGCTTTCTTACGCAATGCTATTCCTTATGATTTAATTTCTGGCGTACAATTCTGTACTCGTAAAGAAGTTAAAGATTTATTGTGTGTATTAAGATTATTATTAAATGAATGTGACGAAGAAGCTTTAGAACGTATTATCAATATTCCTAAAGCCGGTATCGGTGAAGCTACTTTTAATAAATTAATGGTAGGGGAATCTAATAATGTGTTAAATAAAGCCAATTCTAATCTTAACGATATTAAAGGTAAGGCATATACCGGCGTAAAAACATTTTTATCTAAATGGAATGAACTTAAAGCTTATTCCGAAGAAAATGTATTACCTGGTCTTATCATTCGTAAATATTTAGAATTATTCGATTATCAAGAATCTCATGTTCGTCCTGTATACGGTAACACTATGGAACGTATGGTTAACGTTCGTGAGCTAATTCGTGTTGCCGACGCTTTCGAAACAATCCCGGAAGTTCTTGAAGCTACTATGTCGACAAGCTTGGATGTCGAAATCGACGAAGAAAAAAATGCAGTAAGTATGATGACTATTCATGCTTCTAAAGGTTTAGAATTCGAAGCTGTATTCATTATCGGCGGCAATGAAAGTCTATTCCCGCATATGTTCTCTTACGATGAATCACATGGTATCGAAGAAGAACGTCGTTTATGGTATGTAGCTATGACTCGTGCTAAAGAAATGCTCATGATTAGCTATTTTAATTATTGTGTAATTGGTGGCGTACCTAAACGTATGCAACCAAGCCGTTTTGTTAAAGAAATTCCGTCTGAATATAAAGTATTTAAATCTTATAATAGTGAAACTCCTAAAGTTGAAAAAGTAAATGAATTGAACGATGTATTCTAATTCCTTGGTAATATAAATAATGCCTAACAAAAGTTTATGTTTTATTTAAATAAGGATTAGAATTATGTTTACTTTTGCTTCTTTTGTAACATGGATTAAAGAGCATAAAAAACTTGTATTTGCGTGTTTGGCGGCGATAGCCGTTTTTGTTGCTATCCTTACATGGGGAGTAAGCCTTAAACAGAAATACGATCAATTACAAGAAAAATATTATGACGATAAATATCATGTTACAACGTATAGCTTAGAAGATCAGGCAAAGCTAACAGGCGGCGCCAAATTAAAGTTTGAGAACGAACGTCGAGATTTAATATCTCAACGTAGTACTCCTATCGTACAAGAAATTGTTCGTACTCAATATATCCAAGGAGAACAGCCAGTAACTGTCGTAAGAGAAGTTCAACATGTTGCTCGTGGCGGACGTTCAGATTATATTTCTCAAGATACTCAAAATAAAATTCAAGAAAAATCTGATGAAACTAAAATTATCGAAGAAGAAAAATCTGTCGACGTTTACAAGATCAACCATGAAAAGAACTTAAAAATTAAAGTCGGTGCAACATATCTCGACAATAAAGCTTATGTGAACTATGGCGTTCAATATAAACGTGTCGAAGGTATCGTGCATACTAAAGATATGAATCCTGCTCACATCGATGGTGGTACTATCATGTGGACAGCTTATCAACGATAATGTGTGATATTATTAATCCTGGTCTTGTTCTAAATGAATATATAAAATCATGTGGATATAATATAAAAGATTTCTCTAAGCTATTAAATATCAGTCCGTTCGAATTAAAAAGAATTTGTAACGGCAAAAAAGATATGCCATTTTGTATGTTAACTAAGTTAAGTTTACTTACTAAGGTACCATATCGAGAATGGCATGATATATTCTGGGAATATAAAGCCTATAAGTATTCTCAATTGATTTTAGATAAATTCCCAACGAGTTTTAAAAATAGTATCAATAAATTAGTAGGTTATGATTAAGACGGCCCCTTGTGGGTCGTCTTTTTTATTGGAAAAATATATAATGGAAATTTTTTACGATCATAAATTAAGAAAGAAGCGAATAAAAGAATTCGAATATTTTGCCGATAAGTATAAAAATAGCTGTGATCTTGAGATTATGATCGGGGAGACCAAAAAAGATTCCGTATACGGAGAGTCTATTTTCTTCGAAAATGGTCCAGCTATTATTAATATTAATTTCGATGCCGGTGAAGTCGAAGATACTTTTATTCATGAGTTAGCTCATTGTATTATGAGAGAGCGAACTCATAATTTAAATTGGCGAAGAAAATATAGAGAATTGAAAGGTAAGGTTTAATATGCAAAATTCAGAAATTATTCTTTCAGGATCTCTTTTTATTGCTTTAATAGGATTATTTTTTAATGCTATTTATCTTATTTCAAAATTAAATCAAAATAAATTTTCTAAATACATAGAGCATTTTTCTGTTTTTATTATATTTTTGTCATATGGATTTTTAGGAATATTAATTGTTTTGTTTTTAATTGGAATAATGACAAAAATAACGATGGTTTTGTTAGGATATTAGAAAGAAGGTTAAATAATGGCATTTATAGATTATGGCTGTTACATTTGGAAAAATGATGAACTATTATTACCAAGAGATCAGTATGATAAAGCTAAAGAATATATTGATTCTTTAAAAGAAAAAGAATATTCTGTAGAAGCTTTAAATAAAGATGCTAGACTTATCGATGGACATGGAGCCGTCTTCGGAAAAAACTTTGTTTTATCTGTCTTAAAAGATGATTGTTGCTTTATAACCTTTGTCGATCATCAAAATAAACTTTTGATTCCTAACCGATTAGATAGTTTACTTAATCGAGACTGTGGAATCATATGGTTAAAATATCGAGATAAAAAAGAATACACTATTGAATATGAGAATGAAGATGTTCATGTTATCATGACAACAGAAACTCCTGGTATTAAGAATTACGATGGACGATTGTGTAAATATATCATTATTGATAAAGAAACTAATGATAAATATATTATTATAATCGGAGCTGAATATGGAACAAATGCTAGTAGCTTGGAAGATATTGATGGCGCTTATACATATCCAGACGGTGAACCAGTCGAATGTGAAGTTTTACAAAAAGAAAAGCTTTATAATGACTTTTTAGAAGTATTTAAAACTTTAGACAATAAATATGAAATAGAAAAATTCTTATGGGAATCTTGGACGTGGCCATCTCCATATTTTAAAGCCTCTCGTTATTTAGAGATTAGCGATTATAGTTTTGGTCGTATTAGAAGTCGACAAAAAGCTTTAAGATTACAAGGGAATATTCGTCCATTCATGAAATATGGTCTTGTCCCTATTAAATTTAAATATCGAGGGAGATTAAGATAATGCTGACTAAAGAAAAATATTTAGAAATTATCGGAGATATTGCTGCTAATATGCTAGATTGGCTAGATGAAGAGCATAAAAAAGACTATTATGCTAAGATTCATGATCCTGCCTATTTCCATATTCGAAATAAATTAGATATAATTCTTGGCATAGCAACAGATGCTTATGATGAGTTCGACTATAATAATATGTTAAATATGGAAAAGAAGTCTAATGGAAAAGTTAAATAACGTATCAATTGTTAACAAAACAGTCGGAAAAGAAGTCTCATTTTACTATGAAGCTATTTCAGATAATAAAATTAAATATATTAAAGTATCATTAGATTTTCTAACAGATCTAGATTATAATAGAATTATTAATCTTGATAAAGCTATTCGCGCAAGTACTAGTATTTATTTAAAAGGTATTACTTCTACAAAATATTTTAATGAGGTGAAGCAATGTTCAGATTAACGCCATTACAAGTTAGTGATGATCTTAGAAACGAGAATTGTATTATTGTCGATGGTTTTTATGTATATCGAGACAAGATAGTACAATTTACTCGTCATTTTGGTTATACTGTTAATAAAGGAACATATGACCAAAGACGAGGTTATATCGTAATGAGAAACTCAGATAATAAGCGTTTTGCTGTCTCTCATTTAAAAGCTAAAGCTTTTTTAGCCGAAGGAAGACCTATCTATTCTATCAGTTTTAAAGATGGAAATAATAAGAATACTGATTTAGATAATCTTATTGTAAAATACAAAAAAGAATCTAGGCATTGTAAAGATTGTGGGACTTTGCTTGGACCTAATAGTAAAGGCAATGTTTGTTTAAAATGCAAACAAAAATTATCAGAACAAGATATTTGCTCAAAACAAGAGCTTAAAGAAAGAAAAGACCGAATGAAATATGTCGATTTAAATTCTTTAGATCCTGTTCGAAAAAAAAGAGCAGAGCTCTATTTGGAAGGCCATACTTTAGAATATATTGCTAATCAATACGGAGTATCGAGACAAGCAATTTCTTATAATTTACAACAAATTATTAAGTCTGGCTCTAAAAAAAATAATATTAAAGCAGAACTTAATATGTATCAATTAGAAAATGAAAGACTCAAAAAAGAAATTGCCAGTCTTTCCGAGCTTGTTAATAAATACATTAAAAATAACGAAGATATTCAATCTAAGGTCGACACTTTAATTTCGTTAGCAAAAGATCTCAATCAAGAAAATCTTCGATTAAAGAATTTTGTTAAGAAACATAATAAAAAATTGACAATGACCAATTTTTAATGTATATTAAATGTATACTATTTTTGTTTTTAATTGAGGAAATCCACATGACTAAAAAGGAAATTGCAGCAGTACTTGTCGAAAAAGAATTGGTGGCTACTAAAGTAGCTGCAGAAGCTATCGTATCTGAAGTATTTACTACGATCGTTAATGAAGTAGCGAAAGGTGAAAAAGTAGCTATCTCTGGCTTCGGTTCTTTCGAACGCGGCGAACGCGCAGCCCGTGAGGGCCATAACCCTGCAACCGGTGAAAAAATTCACATTGCAGCAACTAAAACATTTAAATTTAAAGCATCTAAAACTGCTAAAGACGCAGTTAATGCGTAATTAATTAATTAGCGGTATTCTATTAAGGATGCCGCTTATTTTTTAATAGGGGGATTTTAATGGCAAATGAGTCGAGCTTTTATGGCGATATTATTTTTTATCATAAAGGTCTAGAAGATACTCCTGAAAATCGAGAAAAGTTTAAAAAAATTATTGAAGAGTTCTGCGAAGTGTATCCTGGATATTACGGTAATACTGATTTAGGCTCTAGCGATATTGAAATCGATGAAGATTTTGATTATGTACATTCAGAACCTTTAAGCTTTACTTCGATTGGTAGATGGTCATATGAAAATAGTTTTAAATGGATATTAAGCTTTAGTCAAAAAGATATCGAAGACGCTAGTGCCAAAATGCCGATTACTTTTGAGAATATTAATGATTATGTCGGTTTTGGTGCTATCGTCGAAAGCCGCGATTTTGAATCTGGCTGTGAATATTTAGCCGATTTCAATGGCCAAATTGAAATCACAGGCATCGAAGAAGTAAACAACGAGATCAAAACAGTATCGACGATCATTAATAGTGAAGAAAATGTATTAGAATATACAGCTGAAAATATTAATAATCATGAAGACGGTTTTGATTATTTTGATTTTAGAACACGATATGGTTTAGAAATGTTATTTGAATATATTCAAGAAAATGATGGTATTACATGGTCATTGATTGAAAAGTATGCTCCTAATCTTGTTGATGTTCTTGAAAATACTGATAACGATAAGTTAACAAAAGTTTTTGAGATTATGATAGAAGTCTTTAAAAAAGCAAATATTACTGGAACATATTATGTTGAAGACTTTCAGTTAGAAGAATTCAGAAAGAATAGAATCTTATATTCATGGATATCAGATAAAGACTTTGAAATTATTTTTAGTGATATCGATAATAAGATAAAGGAAATAATGGGTTAAATAAATGTTAGAAGATATTTTAAGAGGATTAGAAAACTGTCAAACAATATTGGCGTTTAAAGATGAAGATTTATCTAAAGAGTTTTTTAATTTAACAAATAGCGATAAAAAATCTGATCTAGTATTGTTTGATAAAGATTATATTTATTCTTATTCTGGTCAAGAAAATGTAGGATTATTTGCGATCATATATACATTTAAAGATCAAAAGCAAAATAAAGAAATTAATTTATTCGTAAGAAGATATGGCAATGTAATCGTTATTAGTTCTAATACTTATGATGATAATATTGTTGGATTATTATATCAATATAAAGAATATTTCTCTAAAGAACATTACAAGAGCAGTTTCTTATTATAAAGTTTTAAATAAAGGAGGTACAATGATTATTAGAGTAACCTATAATTATGCTCATGCCATGACTGTATTACAAGAATGGCTTAAAGATAATATTCAAGGAAATAATGAACATGCATATACTCTTATCAATAAAAATTATTTTGTTGGATTACTTGATATAAAATATTTATTTAAAGGCAATAATCAATTAACTTTCTTTGTTAAAAAAGAAGATGAAATTAATGTTTTCGCAAAAACCGCTATTTTAACTTTAGTTAATAAGGATTTAGAAAATGATGAAGTTGAAATCGCTTTTAATATTGAAACATCTTATGAATTAGAATGTGTAAATCATATTCTTAATTTATTATCTACAGATATTATGAATATGTCTGATGCATGGTAACTATTATGTTTGAATATAATAAAGAAAAATATAGCTATAAGAATATTGTCGATGAATTATTATTTGATAATTCTAGCTATATTTGGAAAACAACTTTATTAGGCTTTGGTGACGCAGAATTCTATCCTAATCGTATTGAAGAAAAAGGATTAGAAATTGCTTGTTATGGTAAAGGCATTCGCCCAGGCCAATTAATAAGAACTGACAGTATTTATTTATCAGAACAATCTGCTATTCAACATGAAATAGGTGTATTGATAGATAAATTACCAACAGAAAAAGATAAAGATGATTTATATATTTTGTTAAATAGAAAAGAGGAATTAATTTTATGAAAGCAACAAACAAAAAAATGATGGTATTATTAGCAGCTATGGCTACTATTTCTAGTTCTACATTTGCAGCTGGTGTAAATAATACCGTAACTGGTGATTTTGGTTCTGAAGCCTTCGGTAAAGACAATAAAGTAACAGCAACATCTGCATTTACTGTTGGTTTTAAAAATGAAGTATCTGGTGCCAATAGTATTGCATATGGCCATAAGAATAAAGCAATTGGCTCCAATAGTATTGCTGGTGGCGAAAACTCCGAAGCAAAAGGTTATAGCAGTGTGGCAATTGGCTCTTATGCACAAGCATTATCCGATTACACATTTGCTATTGGTTCTCAGGCACGAACTAATGGAGCCAACACTGTTGCTGTTGGTAATGGAGCATATGCTAGTAATACCAACGCACTTGCTGTAGGTTATGGTACTGCCGCAA